TGGTGGCGGCCCCCCTATCTCCCCTGGTGGCGGTCCTCCTATCTCCCCTGGTGGCGGCCCCCCTATCTCCCCTGGTGGCGGTCCTCCTATCTCCCCTGGTGGCGGTCCCCCTATCTCCCCCGGTGGAGGAGCCCCCGTATATCCCACGGGTGGAATATCCGTCTGTGGTGCATCAATAACACCCTGTGATTGTTGAAATGTAGACATATTTATATTATATATATATATTTTATATTTATTTAGATTCCGTTGTTATCCCATACTGCCACCATCTTCATCCAAATATTCTCCTGTATCATAATTATTATTAACTAGATCATCTTCCACAACATAATTATTTTCTGTAATTGATTCACCATTCATTAATTGATGTATATAAGTTAAATCATCATTTACATTTTTATAGTTGTCATCTTCAATATGCTCCATATTCTCTAATTCAGATGATTTGAAATGATTTTTTGTACCGATAGTATGTAATTCTGTTGCGGCATGTCTTTTATCATTCGTCATTCCATCTAATTTATGAATAAGTTTTTGTTTCTCTCTTTCTTTTTGAAAACCGATTAGTTCATTTAATTTATCTTTATTTGAATATATCCAAGATGTATCATATCTTTTTTCAAGTAAATGTATTATAATTTCAAGTGAGAACATCTCTATATTTTCTATATCTTGTTCTATATCTTCATCGGATTCTTGTTCACTGCGAATATCATCACTATATGATAATAATTTTTGAATTATGTTTAAGAATATATGTTTCCACAGAGATTTTATATTTTCAGTCAGTATATTATTTGTGGTATTTCTCTGTATATCAATATGTTTTGTTATATTTTTTATAAGATTAAATAATTCGTGAAATCTTTCAGTAGATTTACCAAAATATTTTGAGAAATCTTCAAAATATGTTCGTTTATAAATATCTTTATGGTGTGAAAAATAATGAGTATCCACATATTTTTTAAACCACTCTTTATTCTTTTCACTTAATCTCCACGATTTGGGAATATATGAGTTTTTGTAACCACTATTTACGATATTTGATAGTATATATAAGATTTCATTTGAAATTTCTTTTAAATAATCAAAATCAAACGTGTCGTCCTCCAGTAACATTCTGAAGATATCTTCAATATTTTTTCCATCAAGATTTCTGTAGTTAATTTTGCCGAAACTTTCTAATTTCTCTCTATTTGATTTAGAAATGTTTATATGTGATTTTTTCCCAGGGAGAAAAATATACTGGAACTCATCCTTTATTTTAGAATAATCTTTGAAAAACTGAAATATATTATTACCAACTATAGTCAATATATCATCATTTTTTTCTTCAATATCTAAAAGTAATTTATTCAAGTCTTTTTGTAGTGTTTTGAAAGAATCTTTATTTTCATCAGTTTTCTCTAAAATTGCGCTAAGTTTCTGAGAATCAAACTCATATGTTTTATTTTCAAGAAATTGTATATATTCTTTAAAGAATGTAACCCTGATAAAACTTTTTAGGGACTCAGCATTAATTTTACTAGGTAGATTAATATAAGATAATTGCATACGAGATTTTTTATGCGTGAAAGATATAATCTTGTGGAAGTTTTTTTCGGTTTTAGCTATGATTTTTTCATATTCTTGACTATTATCCTCTATGTTAACGTCAACAATATTTGATATATCAACTATAAACTTTCCAAGATATTTAATATTTGTTTCTTTTCGAATAATGTTGTTTGATGGGTCAAACGCAAAAATCTTAAAAATCTTATCTTTGATTGTTTGTGATATAATACTATAATTATCAGATGGGAATATATCGGGTGTTTTATGTGAGTATATACGTTTAGACACAACATTTATCATTTTTAAATCATAATTATTGATATTGACGTGAATAAACTCATTACAGTTTTCTTTTGTTGAAAAACACGGTTCGATAGTATTTTCACTATTTGTGTAAACGTATTTAAGTATTTCAGGTATAAGTTTTTTTCTAAGGTTTTGAAAGTTCACAGGCCCAATAGTTTTTGTTTTGTTATTCCATCCATTTTTCATACATATTTCTCTAATATCTTCATCTGATTCATTAAATAATTTTTCTATATTTGTATCAACATAGAAGTTCGGTTTTTCAAGTTTTCCATAAAGACTAACCGTTGTATTAAATAAGCGTTGGAATGCTGTATTTATCAATCCATTTTTAGATATTTTTAGAGTGTTATGTATATTATAATCATCAATACCAGTAATACATGTAATATTCTCAACATTTATAGAATTATAAGTCTTTAGTAGTAGATTTTTATTTGTTTCATCATTTTTTACAACATCATTGATAGAAGTAATTAATTTATTTTTACTTAATGGTTTGTATACGGGCCATTCACAATTGATGTAAACACCATCAACACTTTTAGTGAATCTTAAATAGTCATTATATTTTACAAGGATTTTGGGGAAATTACTGGTCATGAAAAATTGTAAAAGATTCTGTATTTGATCTGCGACATTCAATACATCGTATGTTTTTTTTTCATTTATTAAATCGTTGTATATTTTTTCGTATTTTTCTCCAAATGTGTGAGACATTTTTTTAAGAACAAGGACTATTTTTCCAATAAACTCTTTATTAAAGTTTGCTCCGTCTGTGAATAATTTAAATTCTTTTATATATTTACTTTCATATACAGGGATATTCATAGTTATTATAAGTAGACAGAGAGATATGAAAATAGTAATTCTATTTGTAATTTTCAAAAATATTTGAAATGATTTTTTGGCTTTTATCAACTGTTTTTTATCTTTCTTGTATTGTTTTTTGATTTCAACTATTTTTGGATGATCATCACCCGTAGTTATGTTTAATGTATTGTATCTTTTATTTGCGATAATATCTTCACTGAGACCAATATATATATCATTTATGAATACTAAATCCTCATCTTTTATTTCGGTTCCAAGTCCCTGAGATATATTTCTTATCAATCCTATATTATTCATTTCACTTTCATCATATTTTTCAAACAGGTCTTTTTCTTCAATAATTACTTCTTTCGTTGAAGTGGGTAAATCATTCGAAAACCCATCATCGTGTGAAAATTCTTCACGACATATAAACTCACCACAATTTTTGCAATATATATTACCGTCTTTGGGTGGTAGCTGTTGATATTTTTGTTTCATCATAGAAAAATAATCTTCATTATTTTTAGACAAATATTCATAATGTTTGCATAGTAGGCGTTTTTTATCGTGTATTCCAACAAACCAATCTTTTTCATCAGAACTATCTATACAGAAAGTATCAATAAATCGTTTTATGAGTTTATTCCTTTGTGATATGTTCAACATTGAAAAAATTATATATTTGGAGAGAGTTATTCTTTTTTCAATGGTAAGTTCTTTTTTTATGATTTTTTTTGTCTGCAACTTGAATATTTTAGAGTGTTTTATATCTCTATTTGTGTTTTGTGTTAGTATATTATTAATTATTTCGTGAGAAGAATCAATATCAGAGTTATCAAAATCGTAGTTAACAAATAATTTAGTTATATCTTCGTAATTTTTAAGAGATTCTTTAATTTTATCATCAAGTGTTTCTAAAACAGAACTTACAGAGGGTTTTATGGAATCTATATCGCTTATCAATTCAGTTCTATCTTTACTCTCTAGTTTATGTATAGTGAATGTGTTTAATTCATACGTATATCTGTCTCTATTATATGTTTTTCCTATTACCTTATTTTTTTTAAAATTATTCCTTTTATGAACATTTGTCTGTTTCATTAATTCCTGAAGAATACCTTTTTCATATAGTGATAATTTGTCTGTATCTAACAAACTTTCACAAATAAATGGGAAATAATGATATGGGATAGTTAGAATGCCTGATATATTTACTTTCATAGGTTTTCTAATCTCAAAGAAATTGGAATCACCCGTTATTCTATCAAAACTTGTGGGTATTTTGAAGCTTTTATTATTTTTAAGTTCATCAAATGAGTAAAGACCATTTATACCCAAACAGTTGTTCATATCAACACAATTTCGGTACATTTTCCCCTCATAATCAGTTATAAGAGTCCCTTCATCGTCATCTTCATGTAGAATATTATCCCAAGAATGTAATAGATTTTTCATTAAACCAATATAATTCTTATCGGGTTTTGTATTAGAATCTACAACAAGCATATCATTATCAATTAGATCTTTTATTTTATCACTTGTTTCATTTTCTTCAGAAATAATATTGGTTATGTTTGTTATTATCGGGACACACCATTTTCCTATAGTTTTCTTTGATTTGTTATGTTCACCCGATATGTCTAATAATATTTCAGAATATGCTATAATTTCTTCCATATTTTTTGTAATATTTTCACGGTTATACCCCGTATAAAGAGTGGATACCAGCATTTCTTTCAGTTCGTGTTTTGAATAGTTTCTATCTTTTTCTGTTACCAATGTGTATGCGATATCACTATTTTCGCTATATTTGTCTGCGAGTGAATCTGGTAATTCCAATAATTTCATATCATATTTTTTTATCTTTTTGATATCTAATATTTCATAGTCATCTGTTTTCATTTTTATATTGCCGTTATCTTCGGTTTGGAAAAGTAAAGATTTATCATCATTTTTTAGTGTAAAATATTTGCCATCTGCATTTTCCACATTATTGACACTTCCTATAAAACTTTTATTATCATCAAATAAAATCAAGAAAGTATCACCAAGATTTGGAAATATACCCCAATATGAGTTATCTTCACCCCAATTATCTTCAGAAGATTCATTCATTTCAGTTGTATCGGTCCATTGAATAGAATCACCCCAAGTATCAGTTTTTAATTCATCTCCGTGTGTTTCACTCATTAATGATTACTATATATTAAATTAGATATTTTATACTTAAAAAAATGAGATTAAGATATATTATTAAAGATGGAAATTAAAGATATCTTGATAGATAATTCTGAGAACCTCTGTAAGTTCTTTAAAGACAACAAGATAAAATATAGGAAATATTCCCAAGAAAAATGCTATATATTAAAAATGAATAGTGATGATATTGTGGATGAGTGGCATAGAAACTTAAGGGGTGTCGTTTACAATTATGAAGAAAAAAAGATACTTGTATTACCACCACCCAAATCGCGAGAAATAAATGGTTATATGAGAGAAGATGTTAAGTTTACAGAACTTTTTGATGGAACGATGATAAATATATTTTACAACAATGATAAGTGGAATATGTCTTCGAGATCTACTATTGGGTGCAATAATCGTTGGATTGAGAAAAAAACATACAAAAAATTGTTTGAAGAAACACACTGTATTGATTATGAAAGTCTCAATAAAAATTATTCGTATTCATTTGTTCTTCGTAACAGGTCAAACCGTAATATTTCTTTTATAGATACAGATGAAATAATTCTTGTTAGAGTTTATGATACAGTTAACAACTGTGATATTGAATTAAATGAAACACATGGTTTTAAAATACCCGTGGTGTATGATACTATGGGTGATATAGATATAACAGATTGTAGAATTAAGGGATTTACGTATACAGAGGACAATAAACGATATAAATGGTTAACATTACCATTCAAAGAGATGAAAAAATTGAAACTGAATGTTAATGATAAGTCGTTGATGTATTTTGAACTGAGAAAGAATCATAATCTTAAAGAATATCTACACTATTTTCCCGAAGATAGTAAATGTTTTTCACAGATAAGAGATTTTTTTCACGATCTAAAGAATAAATTGTATCAAACATATTATGCTGTAAACGTAAAAAAAGAAATAAGTTTTAAAGATATCAATTATGAATATAAACCCCTTATTAAAGAAATACATCAACTATATTTGTTATCTGGGACAAAAATCAGATTAACAACCGTTGAAGAATATTTACATAATTTACCATCTAAGAGATTAGTTTTTGTGATGAACTTTTCAAAGTAATTTTTCAGATACAGATATAATTTCATCGTATACAGATGAAATATCATTTATCACGTCTTCTAAAAACTTCACAATTGCATTTAGTTTTTCTTCATAGCCATTTTCGGCAACTTTGCTTTCCGGGTTTATGGTAATTGACAGAATAATATGATCTTCCAATGGGTGGGATCTATTGTAACTACAAATGTTGATCAATGATTTATCATCTATAAAATTATTTACCGTATGACTTTGAATTACATTCCCGAGGGTGTCGTCTTCATCTGGAATAAGTAATTCAAACGTAGATGTAGACTTTTTATGATTGGATACACTTATAGGTGTATCTTTACCCTGAACAAGATTAATTAGATTATTTTTAAGATTTGTCAGTTTATTTTTCATAATATTGTTTGCCAGAAGAAACAAATCTTTAGATTTTAGATAGTGACAGCTAGTTATCTTGAAATCATAACTGTATGGTTCTCCGTTGATATCTCTAAGGTAATATCTTTCACTCTCTGATAATTCTAGAGATTTTATGAAACTGGCTCTTTCGAGTTCATTTGTAATATTCTTAAGATCGGCTTTTTCATTCGATACACTTTTAAACATATCTGAATCTTTAGTGAAAGTATAGACTGCATCTGAGACAGATTTCCATCTAGAATGTTCTTTACCGTTCGAAACGGATGGTGATCCATAAACAGATAGTTCTTGATTTTGTGTATCATCGGAATATGTATTTTTAAGTTCAGTTATAAGGCTGTAATATTCTTTTCCCTTATATATGTATGGTCTTATAATTTTCTTCTTTTCATTAATACCCATTGGTTTAGATAGATCATAATTATTGATGTCAAGGATATTAAGATTTACATCTTCCGAGTTATCCTTAACAGGATATATCTCAAACATATCAGAAGTAACAAATAAGAAGGGTTCGTCGCGATTATGGTTTACTTGTAATTGAAATAAGTAATTCTTTCTGTATTCAAATGGGTCTATGAAAATAGGTAATAGAGATATTCTGTGTAACAGAAACTCATTATGCGAAGATGTATGATTAATTTCCATTTTTAGATCAGGACTTATACCTTCATCATACCTGAAACCAACACACGGTATCTCCGATAATAATACTCTTCTAAGTGAGTTGGTTATACTTTTTTCGAGTCCCACATCTCTTTCTCCACAAATAGTAAAGTGAAGAGTATCTTCTTCATATTTGGAGTTGTCAATTGTAATCTTCATTATTTCTTTATAATAGTGTATTATATTATATTTAAATCAAATTTAAATCATACTTATGTTTATTCTTGGTAAGATTTTTTTATAACTATTATAAATGAGCGAAAGAAGAATATTTATTAGTAAGCGATGTGGTCATTCTATACGGTTAATTGTGGGTCTATCTAATCACGGTCTTCTAAAATATTTTGATGTTATTAATATTGATACTATAAGAGACCCTCCTCCATTTATAAGAACTGTTCCAACATTATTTCACAATGGAAAGACAGTTTCTGGAGATGAATTATTTGATTATATGAATGATTTCGCCAAGAAAATACTTACCGTGAATGATAAAAAAGAACAGAATAACACTTCTGAAGATTATGACGCATGGTGCCCGGGTGGAGGTTGCTCTATAGGATTTTCAGAGATAAGTGAAAGCGATGATAATTTTAAAGAAACTTTCCACAGAGATTTTGGAGAAGCATATGAAATATTGGAGGGGGGTAATCGTGTTTCAGAACCAATAGGGGATGAAGATAGTAATAATAAACTGGATGATTTCAATAAAAAATATGAAGATTTTGTAAATAGTCGCAAATAATTCACTTAAAAATAGTTTGCGTATAAAGATATTAAATAGTATAAATATAGTAATAATGAATAATGATATATTGAGTCCGAATCTTCTAAAGATATTTACATCATTTGTTAAAGAGTTGAGCACCAGTTTTCCAGAGCATGATTCAGTTATTTATGAAAATTATCATTCTGTAATTGATTCTACTAATTTTTCTCTTCAAACCAGTGAGTTGATGAAAGAGTTCATGGATAGAATACATAAACTATCTGATAAGATAAAATCTAAAGATGAAAATATATTCATAAATGATGAACTTATATTAACGGGTATATCTTTTAAGAGTATATGGAGCTCAAAAATAAATGAAAAAACTAAAGAAAGTATTTGGAAATATATGCAAACATTTTCCCTCTTAGATGTATCATACAGGGCAAATGACGAACTAAAAGATGTCCTTGAGTCTCTATCTACGGGTGAGGTGGAATTAAATACTAAAGATAAATCTTTGGTGAAGGATTTAAAAAATATAAAAGAATTAAGCGAGAAAATAAAGACTGAAAATAAAGATTCAAGTGATAATAAAGTAGATAAGGAACAGGTTAAAGAAGAATCCGTAAATCCCTTAGAGGAACTAATTAGGGGGTCGGAAATAGGAAGAATCGCAGAAGAAGTTTCAAATAGTATAAACGTAGATGAACTGTTGGGGGATCTCAATGATGATAGTGATATGGGTGAAGTTTTTTCAAAATTAGTAACAGGAGGTGGTATGGGTAAGATATTTGATGGTATTAATAAAGTTGTTACAGATAAGGTTGATAAACAAGAGCTCTCTAAAGATGCCCTTCAAAAAGAAGCGATGGATATGTGTGAAAATATGGGACAAAACTTATTTTCACAGGTGGGTAATATGATGGGAAGTTCAGGTGATTCAAATCCACTGGCTATGTTCCAGCAAATGTCACAACAGATGCACCCCCAACGAAGAGAACAAATGAAAACCGAAATGGAATCACAATCAAATCCTACAAGAGATAGATTAAGAAAAAAACTTTCAGATAAAAATGGGAACTAATTTATTGTATATTATATACTAAAGAATGTTTACAAAGTTTTGGTTAACTGATATTAATATATTGTATGACAGAAATCACATATTAGAGATTTACCCATCTTCTGATTTTGATATTATACGTAAGTTAAACGCTATTTTTAGATTTTCAGTATATTACAGTTTAATAGTTTTTTTACTCAACCGAAATAATACTAATGTTTTCTATATACCTATTGTTGTGGGAATTCTCACATATGTTATTTTTAAAAAGAATAAGAGTGTTCAGGTGGATGGAGCATTACTGGAGAGTATCAACGGTAATAAAGATAGTGTTCAAAATATGGGTGGATCTTGTCGTATTCCCACAAAGGATAATCCGTTTATGAATCCAATGCTCTCCGATTTTGGAAATAATGTAGAAGTAAAAAGTTCGTGTACTTCATTTGACAACAAGGGATTACAAAGAAAAATTGATGAATACTTTGAAGATGGTATTTTTAAAGAATATTCAGACATATTTAAGAATAAAAACTCTCAGAGACAGTTTTTCACTGTTCCTGGGGGAGATATTCCAAATGATCAGGGCTCTTTTGCTCAATGGTTATATGGTTCACCTCCCATCTGTAAAGAAGGTAATCAGATAGACTGTTTATCATTTAGAAATGGTGGTGGTGGTTCAAGTGGTGGCGGTGGTGCAAGTGGTGGCGGTGGCGGTGGTGCAAGTGGTGGCGCGCCTTGATTTCTCCATCATTAAAATAAAATATATAGTTTAGATATAATAATAGAATGGTTCAAAATTATTCTGGATACAATGAAGAGGAAGAAAAAATGGACGGATCCTGTTTACAGCAGTCTGTTGATGCTAAAGATTTCACTCTTTTTAACAAAGCATCTTTAAATAGTGATAATTCTACTGTTGATATAGATATCACTCAATCAAGAGGTCCTGGTAAATATATTTTAGATAATTACAATGGTTGTGGATGTGAATTAAAAGATGCTAGAGAATTACAATTATCTCAACCAGTTATTAATTTTGAGGGGGGTAAGGGATGGATTGGTGAAAAGGGGTGTTTAGTTGATACTGATAGTGATTTAAGATTAGGAACTGATAAATTAACAGATTTAAGATATATCAATCAGTTACACGAGAGACCTCATTTAACCACGGGGAATTACATGTATGGTTTTCACGATGTAGATAATGAGAGTATTATTCAGTCGGGTAACTTCTCAAAAGATCAAAGACCATGTAATGTTCTTTCGGGGGTTACTATTGGAAATATCTTTACTCCCATGATTCCTAAATTGAAAAATGAGATTCAAGATATTAAACACATAATTCCCGAAAATTCAGCGAAAGATTGGGTTCGCTCGGGTTTACCTACGAGACAGATTGCTAGAAATGAAGATTATATGCGAAGATGTCAAGAAAAGACATTCAATTAATTTCTATATGTATATATATTGATAATGGACTCAACTTTAAGCACGATTGGTTATATGACGAATGATACAGTTCAGAGTGATCTAAAATATTCTCAATCAGTCGGGAATTACTCAAGTTTAACGGGTTATGGTGTGGGGAATAAACTAACCGATTTGGAATCTAACCTTAAGTTGTTGAATTTTCCATTAACAAATAATCCCAGCAAAAAATATGCACCAAATGGTGAAAAGCCCATAAACATTTTCAAAGAAGATGGTTTTTTCAATAGTGAATATGTTTCTCAGGTGAATAATCCACTTGATTTAAAGGAACAAGGTATTAATCGTTTTCAATTTCTCTACTTAGATCCTCAGAAAAACGCAATTGAACCATTTCCGAGATTGGGACATAATACTGTGTTAGAAACATTAGATAATCATAAAACTTTGTGTTAGATTGTTGACTATTCTCCACAACCACAACTGGGTTCGGTGGGTCTTATAACCCCGAAATAACCTATTATACTCATAAGAGCCAATAAAAATAGCACATCACATCTAGTTATATTCTTAAAATACTTTTTCATTTTAATACTCTTTTATATAAGAATATTAGAAAATATTTAAGATTTATTTGATAAATCTTAATAACCAATAAATGATTCATTATCTTCATGATTCTATACAGTATGATACTGAAACTGAGACTCTAACGTATACAGAAAATATAAAAAAAAAAATAGACGGAAAAAATTGGCACAAATATTTAGATATTATCGGGTGGGAGAAATTATCTCTTGGAATGATTAAGTTTATTAATAGGAATACTCTCAAAAACTACAAGAACTCACCATATGGGATTATTGATTGTGGTGGGGAAGGAAACTGTTTATTCCATTGTGTTTCTAACGCCTTATCGAGTGAATACAATCAATACTACGATTCCCAAGATATTCGCGAAACTATTGCAGATTCGATAGATGATAAAACTTTCATAAATATAATTGAAATATATAGAGTCCTTAAAGATAGTGCCGATTTTTATGAAGATTGGGATCCCCACAAAATAACTTGTAAAGAACAATTTCAGGAACTTATTAATCTGGGGGGCGACAATTATTGGGGTGATCATATTCTTCTCCAACTTTTAGCAAAAACATTTAATCTTAATATTTTTATTTTTAAAAACAATGATAATACTGGTGATAATGGTATATATCCTATGTGTGAAAAATACATTCCCTCATTCAAGAGTATTATATTATTATATGAAAATGACATTCATTTTAAATTGGTGGGTTATTTCAAAAATAATATGATGACTATTTTTAAAGATGAGGACATTCCATCTGAAATAAAAAGAATCTATAGTATAATATAATATCTCATATGGAAGGAGCAATCTTTTTAGGATTAATGGGTGTTGGTTTTTTAATGAGGTCTAAAGAGTCCCATAATATAGATACGGTTATGAAGCCACAGTTACAAGAAAGTAGTGGAACTAGTGTTTATGATATAAGTAATTTTAAAGATTCTAAAATGCACGAAAAAGAATTACTTGAAGAAAACCATAAAAAGGCATATGATAATAAAAGTAATGTGGTTGATGATTTTTCGGGAAAAGAAAAATATTTTGATGTAAAACAAACAAAAGAGGGTTATGGTGAGAATATATTTAGTGAATTATTAGGGGTAAATATATCACGTGATATATTTGGTTCTGATGATAGAGGTATCTCTCAACAACCTCACTTTAAGGGTGATTCTATAACCGGTGAGATCAATTCACAAGAAAATATCGCATTAGTGGGTAGTAATGGTGGTTCATATTCGCAGTATTTCAATAGTAAGCAAGAGAAAGAAGCCGAAAGACCCACTCCATTCGGAAATGTTCATGGAATGAGGGACACGGGTCCAGCAATGGATCAAGATAGGTATGTTTATAGTCAGTATAGAACAAATGATTTACCATTTCAACAAGAAAAAATAGTTCCAATTCACGAAAGAAGTTCACTGAATAGAGACGTCGCAATGACACAAGCCCAAAGGAACTCTATTGATGCTACACGAAGTTTAAGTAATCAGAAAGTTTCATTTGGGGGAAAGATAAATCCCGGTAAGGGTATAGATCATAGGGGAGAAGAAGGGCAAGTTTTCAAAAATAGTGTAGTTCAAGATTATGAAAATACAGAGGAGAGGTGGTTAAAGACCATGGGTGCCGTTGAGGCAAAAAGTTTAAGACCTTCACAGATTATTCCCGAGACAAATAGGCAAAAAGCCAATGGACCAGTGATTGGATCTATCTTCTCGGGTGAAAATATTTCAGGTGAACAAAGACCAAACTTTAAAGAGTCTGATAGACAACAATTAGAATCTGACTCATTTAGAAATGTGGCACCAGAAACACAAATAAATGACGATTTTGGTAAGGATGGGTATCGTGCTTATCCCAACGAGAGAGACCTTACACAGGAGACTAAACACGAGGGACAGGTGTCGTCTATATTTCAAGCAAATACATTGAATATTCAAGATGCCGTGAAGACCACAGTCAAAGAGACAACTCTGAACACATCAAATATGGATAATCCTACTCCAGTTATTAATTTACCCACCGATAGATTACAAGACAACATGAGAGTAACCAGGAAAGAGACTGTTCATAGTGATTATATAGGTATTATGGGATCATCAAATCCTCAAGAGATGGCGAGTGATCAGTATCTAAGGGCAGAGACAAATCCTAATAAAGAAATAATTTCTCAGGGTAGGGCTCCTACACAGGTTTCGACAATGCTTATCAGTGGTGAAGACAGAATGAATGTAGATATTAAAAAGATAGAGAGTGACTACTTTACAAATAGAATAACTAACAGTGATAAAATAAACAGTAATATTCCAGGATGGGATTCATGTGTTTTAACAAATAATAAAGATACACTTAACAATGCTAAAATATCGGATAGAATAAATGGTGAGATTTTAGATCCGTTCAGAAAAAATGAATATACACATTCTTTAGAGTCATTTGCCTATTAGATTATTATTTTATATAATCTATATTATATAGTCTTTTATGTTTTCATCATCTTTAACAGGATTAAATATACAGTATTCTGGTAGAGCTTGTGAAGATGATGATGATTGGGTATCAGCTTTAGATCCATCTGTAAGATGCTCTACGCTGAGTCCAACCGATGAAAAATGTCATCACATTGATACAAATGGTAATACGGGATATTCAAGTTGCACCAAGGCGTGTGGCAATTGTTTTGAAGATGCATCAACAACAGAAAATAATACACGAGATTATAATCAACCTGAATCTTTATATTCAGGTGAATCACCCGAGATTAATGATTATGAATCATATAATTCTCAAAGTAATGGTGATATGAGTGATTTACAAGATTTAGTTTACAGATTTACATATGAAATGAACACAAAAATAAATGAACTAAGCGATAAAATTGATGGTGAAACAGATAGAATAGATACAGTAGAAGATGAAGAAAATTTGTTCAGAGCACGCGGAGTTTGCAAAAAAATAGTATGTAAAAATAAACCCCCCCCTGAAGATACGGAGAGTGATGAATGTATTGGTGTGAACTGTCAAGAACTTTATCTATCTGAATGTAACTCTACAGATCTGAATAGATCTTGTTGTGATTTTGTAACAGAGAATGATAATGTAATTGAGCCCACATATAATCCAGATGTATTAGAATCTTCAGATTGTGTAGATGATGAAAAATATATATGGAAACCTGGTATAAATCCTGAAAATATAAGCGAAGATGGTATTTTTTATCAGATGTTGATTCGAACTGAATCTGATAGAGTTTTAAACCCCAATACAGGTGGTTCATCGGGTGGAGGTTCATCGGGTGGAGGTTCATCGGGTGGAGGTTCATCGGGTGGAGGTTCATCGGGTGGAGGTTCATCGGGTGGTGTTTCAACGATTCATATCAATAAAGAGAATAATGGAGAACAACCATACAATACTACAACGGATATAGCAAAACATATAGATAATGTCATGTATTTTGAAATGAACGCGGATATAGTTAGTTTTAAAATATTGGAGGAACATATGCCTTCATCAGAAACAGATATCTCTTACTGTTATTTTTCAGATATTGAAGTGAACACAGATATTGTAGAGAAAACCTGGTCTAAATATACGACTGGGGATGTTGATGCTCTTCCGATTAGTAATGGTAATGAGAACTATCTGGTAATAAAAGTAAGCCCCCCTGGGACCCCGCGATATGATGATGATCGAATAGATGATTTATATCAGGATAGACAATCACTATATTATGTATTTGTAAATACAGGTGATACCCCCCCCCCCGTTAAGGGATATACATTTTATTATAAAAAAGATGGACAATATAAACAATATGTGGATAATAGCACACAGTATTTTGTTGAGACATCTGAAGATATACCCAATTTATACATTAGATATGATAGAAAGATATCATCAATTATGGATGGATATAACTTAAGTTTTAAAAGTTCCGCAACAGAGGGGGATAGTATACCCTTAAATATACATGAAAATTACAGTAATATTTTCTCTTCCAAATCAACTATTAAAACTCTTAGTCCATTCTTTTTTGAGTTATATTCGGGGAATAGTTTTGAAATAAACATGGACTCCAGTGATTATTTTTTATTTCATGAGGATGCTGTAATTTTCAAACGGGTTAGAAACTCAAAGTGTAAAGAGTTTGATGAAATAATGGAGGGTTTTCATTTATTCCCTCCTTCTTGGAATGTATTATTTACATTAACAGTTGTGGTTTTTGCTTTATCGTCTATTATACTAGTAATTAAAGCTGATCACAAATCAAAGTTCTTTTACAAGTTTTTCCCTATCATTTTGGGAATAATAATAATCTTTCTATCATTTGAAAAACGAATAAATGAGAGCTTTGATATAATAAGATATATAATTTACTTAATAACAGTTATGATGATATTATATATCAGATTTGGAGGGGCCGATCACACTACCTCCAGTGCATACCCATATTTATCAGAAATCTTGGGTTATTTGTTGTTTTTTCTTAATCTAGGAAGTCGTGAGATGTATAATAATAAAATGAAAGATCCAAGTGATATCAGTGAATGTAGAGTGAGTGGTACAAAGAATAGTGTTCCATATACATATATTACAACATTCCTTATTATTTTATTCAAGGGATTTATACCAACCCCACCCTTTGCTCTCTCCGCTATTTGTTCAATATTCTATATAATTATATTTGCGATTCAATATATAAATGCATTTGAACATGGTGATTTTTATAAAATAAATAATATTGTCCTGGGATTCAGTAATAATAAAGAAGATAGATTAATTCGTACCATACCAAATAGTGTTATTAGTAATTTTAGAGATATATTGGTTATGATTTAGTGGATTATTATATTATTCTATTATAATATATATTAAATGAATTTTGAAAAAACAATACTGGTGATATCAATCTTATTATTGTTAGTATATTTATACAATGTTTGTTTAGAGGGATCTGATAACAATGAACAGATTACATTCTTTCTCACTGACGATAATGTAACACCCAGTTTTGTAAGCGATTCATTAATGTTCCCCGTTGCAAAAATTCTTACCAAGGTAAACAGGTCAGATGGAACCCCGGGGGGGGTGCTGAAACACACGCCCATCTATTCAGATGATGATATTACTTCCTCCGAACCATACTACATAGAAACACCGATTAACGGTAAACCATACATAGAATTACATAACGTAAATTATGTTAGTAGTATTATAGACAATTACAGTGTATTCTGTCCATCTTCATCCAATGAAAATATACCCAAAATAATTGATGACCCATCTACAGAAAAATTATTTAATACTAGAATAGTGTGTTTTGTGAAAATAAAGGGTAATGGTGAACAAAATCAGATAAAGGGTGATATAAGAGATATCGATAAACAAGTATCCATCGCAAAATTGAAATGGGATGACGGCCAAAAAAAATACGAAATTAAATATTTAGATGGCTTTGATGAATCAGATAAGGATCCTGATACGGAATCTGATACAAAATATGCATTATATATCTATGAAGGTTTAGATATGGAAAACCCAAAATCACCGAGGGCGGATGGTGGTGATATACCGGATGGTGATGATATAGCGGGTGGTGGTGATATACCGGATGGTGATGATATAGCGGGTGGTGATGATACAGCGAATATAGCGAATATAATGACCCATGCAGAATTGAAATCGTTAAATTGTAAAACTTTAATAGACTATTTCGGTAAGAGAATAGGTACTCAGTTGGGAACATCATCTCCCGAGTTACAGGTTACTCCAAAATACAAACATCAAAAAAAGATAGATTACATTTATTATTCACTTTCGAAAAATAATGTTGGTGATAATTTCAGTGAAGAAGATAAAAATAAGTTTTTATCTCTTATTATGACAGACTACTATCCCCGATTAATAAAAGAATCTGTTAAACTAAATAGTAGTTTACTTGTCAAAAGATATTATAAAATACTCAAGAAAAATCTAATAATGTTTCATATACATTTGACCCAATATACACCACCACACCATAATATGTTAGAGTATATAACTTTTGATTTAAACACTAAGAATAATAATAAGAATAATAATCGCGAAGATGTTATACTCCAAAAGATTAGACAGATACCGGATAACCAATTAAAAGAGAAACTAAAAAATTTCTACAGTTTGAATGCGGCTCAACAAACAGATGGTGGGATGTCAGAAAATGTGATTATGGATACAACAGATGTAGTAAGAATAATTTATAAGAATAATTCGGATGATGATGATGATGATGAACAATCAAACTCATTACAATATCTGAGAGTCCCCGATTTTACTCATCTATGTGGAAGTGCGAGCGATTACGTAGACATATTGAGAAAGATAACTCTAGAATTCTCCTCCAGTTTGTCCGTGGATGATGGTGGTTCTTTGACCATAAAAATGACAAATACCTGCACTGATAATACAAAAATGCGGGGATTAAAGAATAAATTAAAAGTTGACCAGTTAGACGTCGCAAAAGGTTTTGTTAACGGTAAACGACTAACATATATGGGGGAGATATTGACTCAAAATGGGGTAATTTTGCGAGAGTAATACTAACCGTCAAGTTTGAAACATAATTTTTTATTCTAAATTATACAATATGGATAATATAAATGTCCCAGTATTTGCACAAGCTAAACTTGAGTATACAAAGCAGTTAATAGATATTTTGTATTCCCATATTTTTGATGGATTCGCATCTATTTATAATGAATCAAAAAAAATATATGTGACAAAAACTGGTATTCCTATTTTAAATATTTTTAGGCAATTATTAGAAAATATACCGATTTGGAACAACGAAATAATTGAGGAAGAGACACATCGTATAGTAAAGATAAGTAAATGTGATTGGTTAGATGATTTAGTCACAGCGGTATTTATAAGTCACACCAGAATACTCATGTCTATTGGTCCAAATCAGAATACTCAGAAAATAAATGTATCAGTTCCTAAGACACCAAACTTTATTCACAAGATATATATTAATATAGCAAGGGATTTGTGGAAAAATCCCTATTTGTATAATGAAAATGTTGCTGGACACGATAGACAGAGAAACATGAATCGAGTAGAAGAGATAATACGGGTAAATATAGAGGCCACCATACGTAAGGAGCTACCTGTTAAAGAGATTCTCAGAGGACACCTAGATACATATGAAAATAACGAAAAGTTAGATATTCAAATGATATTAAATGAAATAAAAAAGAGTAAAGATGTAATTGATAATGATAATGATAATGATAATGATAATGATAAAGATAATGATAATGATAATGATAATGATAATGATAATGGTGATGCGAATGCGAATGCTAATGATAAAGATAATGATAATACCAGTGACAACAGTGGTGGAGATACTAATAATGATGATATAATACCAAAAGTGTTCTACAAACAAGATGATATTCAGGAAACTAATTCACACCCACTTACCCCCGAAAAATATGATAACGTAGATATTGTCGAAGAAAAACAACAAGACGAGTTACCAAGTTCATTGGAAGATAATATTTATAATGATCCGAACGACCCGAGTATAGATGATATAAAGAAAAATACAGAAAATATAGTTGTGAATGATATAACATTACCAGTTATAGATGATTCAAAACCAGAGATCAAACCGGGGGAAAAATCTGGCGTTTTCCAAGTTTCAAATGAAAATAACAAAGATACAACAACTGTCAAAGGGGTGGGTGATACAGAAAATCATATTTCACAGAGTATAACAGAAGAAAATAAGGATACTGGTGTAAAAATGTTTTCTTTTGATACTCTTTACCCAGGTATGAAAACATTTAGCTCTATAACAAAAGAAGAAACACAGGTGGGGGATACCGAGAAAAAAACGCTTAACACATTGGGGACTATAACTGAGAATGAAACTGCAAAGGGAGAAAATATTGATAAAACAGTTGAGAATATTTCACAGAATAATGATAATATTCTTAAAGAAGTTATGAAACTTGATAAAAATGAAGAAAATATAGATGAAACTGAAACGTTGGATAATTTCTTCAATGATGTAAAGAAGATTGCAGGTGGTACAAATAAGGATATTGATGTGGATAAAAAGGAAAATTCTTATACATTTTTTGATTGATTGTGTTAGAAATTGTAAAATAAAATAGTTCGTTTAAATAATGATAGAATCACCTGTGATATTCGGACTAGTTTCCAGCAGTATTATATGTCTAATAATATATTTTGTATTGAGAGAAAAAAATAAGTACAATGAAGATAAATATAGTGAAACAAAACAAGATATAATTGGTTTATTTTTCATTATATTTTTCACAATTTTTATAACACATATTATTTATGATAAAACCAATTCAAAAACACTTGTCTCAGTAGAGGTTAATAACGGACAATGTCCCTTTTAATTCTATACCATCTACCCTTATTATTTCAGTTTACCCCCCAGTGAAAGTGAATAGCCCGTCTTGAGTGGAAAAAGTGTTTTCTGTATTCTATATTCGTTAAAAAAATCATTTACTAATATATCTCTTGGACGTGAGTTTTTTGCATATTTTGATATATTAATGTAAAGTGAAAAATCATCAGATTGTTTATCTAAACGATTTTCATTTATATCTGTAGTGGTATATTTAAGAAAGTTCATTAAATCATCATATTTTTTCACAGTATCTTCAGAGTATTCTGAATCTATTTCATCTTCATAATTTTCTCTAACTTCATCAAGGATAGTTATTGAGAGTCTACATAAATCAAAAAAAAAACTTGGTTCATTGCCTGGAGAGGGTTTCATAAATGGAATTGAGGATGAATATTTATACTGTCCTTGTGCTTCTCCATGTTTTGAAAAAGCATCATTCATAAATATTTTTTTTTTGTAATTGATGATTGCCCTGCCAAAGTCTATAATCTTAAAGATTTTTCCATAAGTTGGTATCTTGAAATAGATATTATTTACCTTGTAGTATATATATTTTTTTTCTGTTTCAGAATACATAATATTACTTATATGTAAATCATTATGTGTAAATCCATAAAACTTTTGAAGATATGCCAATGAAAATGCGACTTGAAAATAACAAGATTTTATTTCATCTAAACACAATGAGTTATCTATTAATTCATCTAATGTCCCCTTTAATTTTTCGATGAATAAGCATATTGTCGGGCATTTATTAAGTTCTGCAACAACGAGATCAGAAGGACCATAACTATCCACAGAACTTTCATCAGAGTATTCGGATAAGACTGAATCACTTATATCGCTTCTAGGAATACTTTCTATAGAATCTTCTGTCCTATCTGTTTTTGTGCTATTAGAACTCTTAATATTTTCCCTATCAATATTTATATTTTTTAAGATAAACGATTTGTCCAGCGTCTTAACAAATTCATCGTTCATATCAAAGCTGTCAATTTCATCTGTGATATCATAATTTATATTTTTAAGACCATTAACAGCTCCATAATATATGGGAAAACATGGTAATATATTTTTGATCGTTAATTCACTGAAGAGATAAGAACAAAATACATCTATGTATGCCATATTATCAAGACTATTTATCTTATTTTGTGTATTTGCTAGATAATTTGAAGGGAGTAACGGTGATCTTTTATAATATATTGAATAATTATTAAGTATGAAATGTACCGGATCTAATAGGGGGATAGATTTACAAAAAATTTCTTTATTGAGAGAACATTTTTTAGAGCTATCATATACATCACCATTTATAATGCAGTTTGAGTTAGTTTCATACGAATCAATCATACCTGTTATTTTTCTAAGATAACAATTTCGCTTAAAATCTATACATTTGTGAGAATCTTTTGTATTATGAATATAAAAATAAAGGGACATTATCGGATAATAAAATTGAGTGTTATCCATATCCAGAAAATCTCTTATACTTTTGTATAAAGAGTTTCTATCTTTTTTCCCCCATTTCCATTGTTCTAAGTGCGTAGACATATACTTTTTACTTAATAATTATTTCTAAGATTAAACTTAATAATTTTTTTATTATTAAGTATATATAGTTACATTATGGAAATACAATTAACAAAGTTTGATATGAATAAGATAAAAGATGATAAAGTAGTTGTTCTCATAGGCAAAAGAAATACAGGTAAGTCGTTCCTTTGTAAAGATATTCTGTTTCATCATAGAGACATCCCGTGTGGTCAGGTAATTTCGGGAACAGAGGCCGCAAATGAGTTTTATTCGAGTTTAGTTCCTAAACTCTTTATACATGAGGAATATCAGGATTCAATTGTGAACAATGTTCTTAAACGACAGAGAATGATGATAGATAAGGTAAAAGCCCAAAGTAATATAGACCCAAGATTATTTGTCGTTTTTGATGATTGTCTTTATGATAATAAATGGGTGAAAAATAAAGATGTCAGGAGTTTGTTTATGAATGGCAGACATTGGAAGATATTGTTCATGATAACTATGCAATATGCTTTAGGAATCCCGCCTAATTTAAGAACTAATATAGATTATGTATTTATTCTTAGAGAGAACTATGTCAGTAATCGTAAGAGATTATATGAACACTATGCCGGCATGTTTCCAACATTTGAGATGTTCTGTCAGGTGATGGATCAATGTACTGAAAACTATGAGTGTTTGGTTGTGGATAATAATGCACAATCAAATAAATTAGAGGATCAAGTATTCTGGTACAAAGCCACTGAAAGAGGTGAGTTCAAAATAGGTGCCGATGATTACTGGAAATATGATCGTGATAATCGGGATGAAAATAGTGTAAATAGTGAGGGTCATGAACACAATTATAAAAATAGGTATGTGGTGGATAAAAAATATTAATTGATTCTAATGAGTTACAAATTATTCATGATAACTTTCTTTAATCCGGCATAATCTCTATCTTGAACTTTGACCGTTTTGGTTACCGTATCACCCTCAGAAATCTCTAAAATATAATGAGGGAATCCTCTAATATTATATTTCTTTACAATTTCTTTGTTCTCATCGGAGTTATGTTTTTCAATAATTATTGTAACCCCATTCTTACTTGTGTTGTTTAATTCATTCATTATTTTATCAAACTCCGGTAAAGCTTTCTTAGACCACCCACACCACGGAGCATAAATTAATTTTAGCGTAATTTTTTTTGATGAAGGAGATGAAGCTCCACCCTTTTTCATAGATGTTTCAGAATCTATATCGCCTAAAGCTTGAAACATTGAACCTTCAATTATCCCCGTGATGTCTCCACCCGACCCCCTCTCAGATAAAAGTTGTGAGTTTTGTCTATAATTATTCGACGGCACCATTCCAGGTGATAAAAGGGAATATTTTTCCATAAATTTGTCGCTATCTACCCTATTATGTGCTAGATATTCAGATTCTTTAGTCATTGTAGCAGTGGGTTTTTGTTTCAATGGTTTGGGTTCAGGGATAATTTTCCCGTCAGATTTTACACTATTGGTGGGTTTGCCCCCTTCAAAAGCCCCGGGATACGCCGCGCCCATATTAGAAATACCCTCTTCAGTTGTTACTAATGCGTAAATTAAAAATAATCCAATCAGGACACTCAATGAATACATATTTTTAGATACAAACTTTCTTCCCGATTCATACACTTCATCAACAGAAAACATATTATATATTACAATTATATTTTATTTTCAAAAAGATAAATCTTTTAGTTTAAAATACTCCATTCCCACCCCTTTGGGACGACAAATTATAAACGGTAATGTCCCCTGTTTTAGTTCTTCAACAGCTATCTCATATGCGTTTCCATATCTCTCCACGTTAGCAACGAGGGGTTGTGCTCCATCTGAAATCTGTGAAGATCTTTCAGATAGTATTCTAGTTTTTTCATAATTAGTAAGAATAGGCATAGTGCTATTTTGTTTCAGATTTTTATCATATTGCTTCATAAATGTGTGGTTATTATCGGATTTTGTTGCCAATTCAACAACCTCCTCGTAATCATAATCCCCATCCATAATGATATAGTAGATAATATATATTAGTTTTTATATAATAACATCAAATTTAATCAATCTGATTTTTCCATTTCTGTCCACAATTATCACAAATATACATATATTTCATATTTTTCTCATCATATTTTATATATGTAATAGATGTTTCTTCTGTAGAACATTCGGGGTTCGGACAGTTTATAGTATCATTCTGAACTATTTTGGGTAGTGTTTTATCGTGTGTTAGATGTGAACAAGTATTTAGAAACTCACTTTTGTCTAGTTCTCGGGTAGAAACTGAATATACACAGAAAGCCTTATCTTTTATCCTTTCTGTTGAGTTACATGCTTTGCAGTGAAATCCTATAGAGCCATCTTCACTCTTAACAATATTTCTCATATTTGAGCACATATCACAGAAATAATTATCGTTTAATTCCATCTTTGTAAGTTATCTATATATTATAATTTTATTTTTATATCAAATTTAGTTTATTAATTTCTTTATCTCACAGTTATATTTTTCGAGTAATACATCATAATCTATTTCTAAATTAATATTATAGACTGATACCATTACAGTCGTATGATTTTTATTTGAAGATATTTTTTTATATTTTTGTAAGATAGATTCAAAGTTTTCTTTTAAATGATTTACAATTATAGGTCTGAACCCCTCTAACCCACAAGGTATATCAAATGAGTTCTTTAAAACAAGTGTTCTGAGTGTTTCATATTCCACACACGTATTATATCTTTCATTTAAATCACCAGTGGATTTCGCATATCCCGGTTCTTTAGTCAGTGGATCGTTTGTCAACAATGATTGAATAGTTAGAAGAATACTTGTGATATCCATAATACTCGTCCAACCCGGCCCCTGCCATGTTCCCAATAGAGAGAGACACACCTTACCCAAATAATCTTCTTGTCTTCTTCCTCTATACAGATTTGGATGGATGCGAATACCTCCCCTGGAAATATACTGGACTTTAGGAGGTATATGAGGATATTGTGTGGGGAAATTAATCTTAAAATAAAGTAAACCACCTTCATAACAACTGTCTTTGGGTCCTACAATCATAGCATAGGCCTCTGTCATATTTTCTTCATTAAAATTTACAAATATACCGTTTCCTTCTAAATCGTGTTCTCTGATAGACTTTATATCTTTAGAGAGTATGCGTTTAATATGTGCTTTTATTGGCATTCTGAATAATATTACATTATTGAAAGAACTTTAAGTAAAATTATTTCGTATTTAAAAAGTGATACATATTAATTTTGACACACATTGAACTAGAATACAAAAATATATAGTTGAAGACACGCGAAACTGGTTGAGAAAAATAGAGTTAGTGAGAATTTGATTTAAAAAAATAATCTATATATTTCATTATTGAATGGCTAAAGAGAAAGATTTGGCTTCATTTCTTGAAAGATATATATCTGAAAAAAATGAAAAACCAACACACACATCTATCTCTGGAGGAAGATGGATATTTCCTCCTCATAAATTAAATACTCTAAGTAAGAGGATTATTTACAATCACAGTAATAACATACATATCCCTCCTTTAGTAGAGAAAATGCATACATATATCCCTTTTATCATTGATTTGGATTTTAAGTTTAAAGACCTTATTAGTGATAAACCTTACAATGAAGAGTTTATCTTGAGATTTGTAAAGTATCTTTGGTCGAAATTAAATGAAATTATAGAAATAGATGGGGTGTCCATGAGTGAAATCATGGTTCTTGAAAAGAGTAAACCTTATCCTGTACAAAACAACAAATCTAAATACACATCTAAAGACGGCCTTCATCTTGTTATTCCAGGTATTGTTATGAAAAAAGATGAATATCGTAATTTTATAGACAAATATCTCTGCGGTGATGTCGTTGATGAGATGTTCCGTAACTTTATTATTCCACCATCCAATATTGATGACCACACTATCGTAGATAGTAAGTTTTCAGGATGGCAACCCTACCTGTGTTCTAAAGAAGGTGAGGAGCATTATGAATTAACTCATGTTTATCACATCCAAGATGATGAACCTCACGAGATGAGTGAACAAGAACGCTCTATTACGTATGATGCTCTAACAATCTTTGATAAGATGAGTCTCCATAAAGAATCGTTGGAGACAACTTACGAAATGATTGAGTTTAAGGAGGAGTTTGTAAATCAACTTAAACGAAAAGAACCTAGTAATAGTATGTCTATACCGATGTCTACCAGTGTGGAAGATATTAGCGATGGTGTATTTGATCCATACAAGAGTAAGAAACTCACTGAAAAAGTCATAAAGAAACTCGAGGGAGAGAGTCTGGAGTTAATGATTTCACTCGCAAAATGTTTGTCCAAAGAAAGAGCTCTTGAATATAATAAGTGGCTCGATGTGGGACTATGTCTTCATAATATCAATAGTGATAAGATGCTCGATTCTTGGGAAGAGTTCAGCAAACAATATCCATCTTACGCAAATGGGAGTTCTAAGAGAAGATGTGAAAGTAAATGGAGGTCATTCAACACCACAACGTGTGATAACCCTCTTGGGAGAGGATCATTGTACTACTGGGCGAAGAATGATAATCCTATACTTTTCAAGAAGATTATGCAGAAAAACTTGATGAGTATGGTCGATGATAGTGTTAATAATGGTGCTGAAGCCCATTATCTTATAGAACTTGTTATACAGAAATATTTTGAAGATCAATATATATCGGTTGATATTGATGACTGGTGGTATGTGTTTAAAGGAGAAACTCATCGGTGGGAAACAACCGTCAAAGGAACCGATCTCAAAATGGGTATTCACACGGATATAAGAGAACTCTATAGGATAAAGAGCGCCCAATATGATGATGAGGGAAAACCCAAACTGTGTGAAATTGCAGATGATATTAAGAAGAAATTGCACAAAGAAACATATGTAAAAACTCTTATGAGTGGTCTCAGTCATATGTTTTACAAGAAGAAAGTTATTGAGAAGTTTGATGAGAATGTAAATCTCATGGGCTTTGAAAATGGTGTTCTTGATCTTAAGAGTTATATGTTCCGAGAGGGTAGACCAGAGGACTATATTACTATGAGCACCGGTCTCACGATGCCAGTGGAACCCCAGGAACTTCCGGTCTCTATTGATAATCTTTGGTTAAAGATTCAACAGACAGAAAACTTCACGATATTTGAAAGAGATATTCACAAGTTCATGTCTCAAGTATTTCCCGATAAAAATGTCAAGAAGTATGTGTGGAGATGGTTATCAAAGTGTCTCTCGGGGGAGAATCGCGATCAAAAGTTCGATGTCTGGACGGGTGGCGGTGGTAATGGTAAGTCTGTTCTAATTGATCTCATGAATAAACTTCTGGGTGATTATTCTGGGGGTCTTCCAGTCCAAATGCTCACTAAGAAGCGTGGTGGGGCTGAGGAAGCAAATCCAGCGCTAGCAGGGACAAAGGGTAAACGCCTCGTAACTATGTCTGAACCCGAACGCAACGAGGAAATTAATGTGGGTCTTATGAAAGAACTTACGGGGGGTGATAGAATCAAAGCACGTATGTTGTTTAAAGATTGTTTTGAGTTCACACCTCATTTTAAACTCTTGACCATGTGTAATGATCTCCCCAACATTACTGCGGATGATAACGGGACGTGGCGTCGTGTTCACGTAACTCCATTCGAATCTACGTTTACAGACAATAAGGATACGGTTGATGAGTCTCGTAATATCTATGAGATGGACAAGACCATCAAAGATGTAAAGTTTGAATACTGGGCTGTTCCTTTCATGGGCATGCTTATGAAGGAATGGATTCAGTATGATAAGTTCGGTATTGATGACATTATCCCTGCGAAGGTGAAGGATGCCACCAAGAGCTATAGGAATGAGAACAATATTCTTGGACAGTTTATTGAACTGTGCTCAGTTGTTCCCAATACAGTTGAGAAGGGGATCACTCTTGCTCCCACAGAGTTTGAAGATATCTTCTATCACTTCAAGAATTGGTGTCAGCAGTCTGCATACAAGCCACCCGATAAGAAGAAGACAAAGGATGATCTTATCAAATGGCAACGTATGTCTGAATATGGTTTAATGGTTGGTAAGAGAGTTTCTGAGAAATGTGTCAACGGGACAAATACCAATCCACGATTCAATCTTCTGTATGAGCCTGAATAAATAATGATAAAATATTGTTCATTTGATAAAATAGATGAACAACAGGAAAATAAATGGAGAGATTATGTATATTATTACTTGGCAATGATAGTTATATTTCATGACCATTACAACGATAGATAAAGTTTCTTCGACGACCCTTTTGAGAAGGATGTTCTAAATCTTTAAAACAATTATTACAGAAATCGTGTGGGTCGTGTGTATCCCATTCTGTATGTGGGAGTTTAGTGTTTGGATTTGTAAAGTGAAGAAAATGATTATCATATATATCTTCTACCCACCATTTTTGACCAAACTTATATTTATCTTCATTACCGATAATACCGTGATAATATTTACCATTCTTTTTACTCCTTATCTCACCATTACCGAACTTATATTTTATACTATTAGGAATATATGTTTCAATATTTTTCTCTTTTTTTTCTTTATCTATTTCTTGTTTTTCCAAATATTCAATCGCTTTTTTTATTTCATTCAAATCTTTTTTAAGTTTATTTAAAGATTTACCCTCTTTAAGAGTTATTTTCTGATAAGATTTATCGTCATATTCTTCACCGGTATATTCAATATTAATGGGATTCCTATTTTTATGTAACAATCCGACGCAAGAACATACACTAAGCGCCCACATTCCTATAAGATTATTTTCACTGATATAATTCTCCGGTGGAGTAAATACTGGTTCTTGTACAATATCGGCATTTATAGGATTTATGAAAGATAGGATGATAAATAAATAAGTAAGCATATTCAATAAGTTTATTGATATTCACTTAAATAACTATATCAATTTTAAGATAAATTTTATCTTCTAATTCTTTGTGTTCTTCTACCCCTACTTTTCTTTTTTTTCTTAGAAGATTTCTTTTTCTTCTTAGTAGCACCTCCCATAATTTCATCACTCATCATTTCATTAGTCATTTTACTACTTTTCTTTTTCGTGCTCTTTTTTCTTTTCTTTGTACTGCTTTTCTTTACATTAAGAGTAATTGTATAGTTTTCACCATTGATTGTTAGATCGCACGTGCACTTTTTCTCTTTTCTCTTTTTTCTTTTAGTAGATTTCTTCTTTTTTGGCTTAGGCATATGTTCTTTGTCCATCTCTGGAGTTTTCGGCATGTCTTCAGAATCTGACATAGCGTCGGGATCAGACATACCATCAGAATCTGACATAGCGTCAGGATCAGGCATACCATCAGAATCTGACATAGCGTCGGGATCAGACATACCATCAGAATCTGACATAGCGTCAGGATCAGGCATACCATCAGAATCTGACATAGCGTCGGGATCAGACATACCATCAGAATCTGACATAGCTTCAGAACCCGACATACCATCAGAATCTGACATAGCGTCGGGATCAGACATAGCGTCGGGATCAGACATACCATCAGAATCTGACATAGCGTCAGGATCAGGCATACCCATAGACACAGCCCCTGTATCAGTCAAACCAGATGGGGGCGAGCCAGGAGATGGATCTTCCGTGGGAGGAGGGAGTGAATCAGAATCCGACATACCCATAGACACAGCCCCTGTATCAGTCAAACCAGATGGGGGCGAGCCAGGAGATGGATCTTCCGTGGGAGGAGGGAGTGAATCAGAATCCGATTCATCGGGGGGCGGCGGTTTCGGTGTGGAACTCTCCATGTAACTCATTTATAATATAACATAGATTTTAAAAAGAGTCTTTTGATACTTTAAGTATATCTATTGCTTTGTCAAGTTGACCCTTTACACTTGACACCCCCCCTTCACCTTTGTCTATGTTTTCATTTGCACAACTATGTAGATATAAAACTATAAATCCTGTAATCATAAATGAAGTTATAATATCTCTTGTTGCCATGAAAATAACAGAAAATACAACTACTCTTCTAAAGTAAGGGTTATTAATAAGTTTTCTTTGTTCATCACTCAACTCTTCAATGATAAAACGCGAACCAATATTGACCATAATCATCATCATGCCTATAAAATATTTGTTTTCATTGAGCATATCGCTTGTATTTTGAATATCTTCTAATACGAACATTGTATATATATATCTTTTTAGATAAAATATTTTCTAACTTAATATAACTATGTATGATAATTATTGTACTTTAGAAGAAGCATGGGGTAAAGACTTTAAAAAAAACGATAAAAAGAAGAGAAAAAAAGATAGAACACAAAATATGACGGCACCACCTCTAATGAATGATACGGTCGATGATCAGATTTTAATTGCCCCACCCCACGAGTGGTCTATGGCGAGTCCATCGGAACAACGGGGTAAGATGGAAATCACAAAACCCATCGTATCTAATATGATGAGCACAAATGAATTAAGATCTAATCAGAGTATGAAAACGCCACAAAATAAATTTCATTATCCCGAAACAAATATGGAGGATATTATAAATATTACACGAAAAGAATATGAAAAATTAAAAGAAAATGCATCGAAATATATTTCGGGAGCAAGTTCTACTGTGACAAATATGGGGACAACCATTTCTATGAGAACCAGTGAATCTGAACAGTTTAATACTCTACTTCTTTATATATTCACGGGCATCTTTTTAATTATATCTCACGATATGATGTTCCAACTTGGAAAGAAGGCATATTAATATTCACTAAAGATTCAAAGTTCTCGCCTTATCTTGCATAGCTAGTAATGTGGCATCATCGTAGACCCCGCTATTAAAAGTTCCACTCGGTTTGTACTCTTCTATGGGTCTATAATCATTTTTTGGGTTACTTGATATCTGTTTCGGAGCAGTCTGTATTTTTTTCTTAATCTCCCATGTTATGAATAACCAATTTGGATCGATGTATGTTAATTTGAATCCATTCTTTTCTAAATGATACATAATAAAACTTCTCAACTCTACTATATCATAAAGAGGTGTCCCAAAAATAAACTCAGGGACTAAAAAAAAACAATACAATCGGTCTAGTTTTGAATTGAACTTTATTTTTCTGTGACAATCATTTAATACTTTAAGGTATATTGCATTTTTTTTTTTTATTTTTTTTAAGTGTTCATTCTCTAAATCATTCATATCAATTTGAGTATTCATATTTGTATGCGTATTCATAATATTTAATAAATATTTTATATTTTAGATAAAGATTATACTCATGAATAATCCTGATACACTTGTTATAAGTGGGGCGAGCACCAAAGTAGTGTCTTTTGTAGGTATTTTTAGAGCTCTATTTGAGAAAAATATACTGAAAGAAAATCTAGAAGGTATAAAAGAGATCCACACATTATCTATAGGAACATTCTATGCTATATGTTTGATATTGAACTTTAGTGAAAGAGTTGTATATGAATGTTTAATGAGATCAGAATTTAGTGATTGTTTAGATGTAGATGACATTAACTTTAATGATATTTCAAGATCATTAGGTTTGATTAGTCACGATAAATATTTTAAAAGTTTAATGAAAAGCATTTTTATATACAAATTTCAAAAAGATGATATAACACTTAAAGAATTATATGAATACAACCCAATAGAATTGTATATTAAATGCGTGAATATTTCAAAGCAGTCCTCTGTTCATTTTAATCACAAAACACATCCCAATATATCAGTAACTAAATTACTTATAATGACAACAACTCTCCCCATATTTTTCCAACCAAAGAAATATAAAAATGATTACTATGTTGACGGTGGATTATCTGGAAACTTACCTGTAGAGAAAGTAAAATCTAAAAATGTTCTTTGCGTTCATATAAAAAGATGTATGAAAAATATTGATGAAGAAGAGATACCATTATTAGGGTTTTTACAAAATATGTGCTCTGTTTCATCTTTATCATATAATAAATACATATATCGCACAATAAATATTGTTATAGATTTATCAACATATGATTTTAATATTGATAAAAATAAAAAAGATAAAATTATAAAAATGGGATATGAACAAACTCTAAACAGAATAAATGATAAAAGTTTTAATTATAATCCGAATAATTAGTTTCCTCAGATTCTTCAACATCCATTACCCTGGGTTTGGAAGAAAAATGAACCCTCTTACCCAAACACAAATCAAAATATGTTGTTGGGGAATGTGCTCTCAATGAATAATATCCATTCGAATACATGAACTTAAGCCTTTCATTATATTTCATAAGATCTTTCTGCTTCATATTAAGGTCACCGATCTTATCCTTGAGCTCTACCTGTTTCTCAGGATTTTCCCATAGTTCCTCTTTCAATTTATGAATCTCATCGTCTATTTGGCGATGTTTAGAACCTATCTTATTGGCTTTCTTATCATTTTCCGTCATATAAATATCTTCTTTCATGGCGAGACGCATCTCTTCTCGTTTATTCCTTCGCTTTGAACGATTATCCGAAACCATCTTCCTGTTCTCAAGAATAAGTTCATATTTACTTGGCGCTTTTTGTTCATTACCTTTTTGTTCTTTCTTCCACTTATCAAGCCTCTCCCGTCCCTTTATCTTTTTTGGAGTTAAAACTTCTTCTGTATTCGTGTCCTTCTTATTCGGGTTATCGGTAATAATTACAAGTTTATCCCTTGAAATATATACCGAAATATCATCAAATCTTACGAGTGGTGTTCTCCGTGAATTAAACCTTCCCTTTACAATAACGCCTTCACTATTTTCTCTGAGATTACGTGTTCTCTTTCCGGAATAACGAACTTTTTGTCCTAGAGAGAGTTTACAATTGTTTTTGTCCATCATGTTTATATATTCTACTATAGTATGTTGATTTCTTTTTATATATGTTTATGTAAATGATGAGAACAAAAAAGCGGTAGAAGGGTTTTAAAAGAAAGAGTTTTGAAAGGCTCTTAAGAGAAAAACTCGGATAACGTGATTTCCTAAAGATTAAGAGTAATACCACTCTTTCTATCTGTTTCACCACTCACCAATGAAATATTATCTAAATCTGGAATCTTATTCGGTTCAAGATTCATAGTCTTGATAAGACTATCTATTCCATCTGGTCCATTCATATCAGGTCTTCTTGGTGAAGAATTGTAAGACGAAGGGGCCTGTGGTTGAGATCTTTGACTAGGGGCGGCCCCTCCCATACCTCCGGGAGCGGGTTTACCCATTGAACCCACCGCAGCTGAAGCAAACTGTTTCATCAAATCCGGATTTTGTCTTAAGATATCATCCATTCCAGGCATCGATGACTTAAACATTGTCTGTTGCAAGTGGAACATAAATGCGCTTCCACCCAGAGCAAACATAAGTCTTAGTTCGGGTGCTAATTCTGAATCACCACCATATTTCAAATATAATTCTTCAAAAATTTCATCATAATCAAAAATATTCTCATTTACAGATTCAGACCATCCATCTAATTGCACTGCAAATGGATCAACCTTGTTATTCAGGAACTCAATCCCCGTAACGAACGCCATTAGAGCTTTCCTTTGAAACTTCACAGAGTTATCAATTTCTCTCTGTTTCTTTAATTTTAAATATTCATTTCTCATATCTTCAAGATTTGAGTTCATATTATAATTCATTGTAGTTCGGATACCTTGCTCATTAAGTTTCTTAAATTTATAAATGTAATCAATCTTTTCTGTCTTTATCTGTGTGGGGTTCATCCTGTGAATAGGAACAAACTCTTCATCTTGGGAAACACTATTTTCCATAATAATATTATCAGAATCATCCATTTTTTGAGGGGATTGTGGGATACTTACGGGTATCGTTTTCTCTTCTACCCTTTTATCAGATATATTGGGGAGATTATCAGCAGTTGTGGCGAGAAGTTCAATACCAATGTTATCAGTTACATTCAATTTAGGGGAGTTTACTTCACTATTGGCAGGCGAAATAACATTTGCCACATTTATCCGTTTGTTTTCACTTTCAGTACCAAAATCTAGACCCAGTGCATCCATACTATTCAATAGAAGTATTTACTAGAATAATTACGCACATTCTTTAAATGATTATACTTGAACTATATTTTCAATATCTTGAGGCATTTCCTCTATTTTTGTATCATAATGTGCTTGAATCTCTTCAAGATCGTGTATATCTCTATCTGTTACAAAGTTAATAGCTACTCCTTTACGACCATATCTCCCGCTTCTCCCTATTCTATGGATATATGTTTCTTTATTATTTGGTAAATCATAGTTAATTACCAATGATAGTTGTTGAACATCAATACCCCTTGATAATAAGTCAGTTGATAATAGAATTCGAATATCTCCATTTCTGAAGCTAGTTATAGTCTCTTCCCTTTCACTTGTTCTCATATCACCGTTAATACAACCAACTGGATAGTTCATATCATTTAGTCTTTGACTTGTTTCAATTAATCGTTGTTTATGATTTATATATATAATACATTGAGATATATTTATCGCAGAATATATATCAATTAATGTATCAAACTTCCACGAATGTTTTTTTACATTTATATAATATTGTGATATACCGTCTAATGTAAGATTTTCTTTTTTCACCAAAATCTTTTCCGGATTATTCATAAAACTATTTGAGAGTAATAATATTTCTTCGGGCATAGTAGCACTAAAAAGATATACAGTTGTTTCGTGAGGAATGAAATTAAATATATCGCGAATAGAATCAATAAATCCGTGAGATAACATTTCATCGGCTTCATCTATAATAAAGGTGGTTATTCCATCTGTATAAAGACATTTTCTTCTGAGCATATCTGTAACTCTCCCCGGTGTTCCAATAATCACGTGGGGGTTTTTTTCTAATGCCTGTTGACATTCTCTAACGTTTGTCCCACCAACTAACTTTTCTGAAGTTATTTTAGTGTAACTGCTTATTTCTTTTATGAAAGTGTGTGTCTGTTCAGCTAATTCTCTTGTTGGAGATAAAATAATACACTGTGTCTTTAAAAGATCTTCTTTAATATTATTCAAACCCCCAATAGAAAAAGCTCCTGTTTTCCCCGAACCAGAATGTGCTTGAGCTATCATATCCTTACCACTGCTAAATACTGGAATAGTCCTTTTCTGTATTTCTGAAGGATCCTCAAAACCATATGCATATACACCTCTTAAGAGATTCTCCCCCAGATTCATTTCTTCAAAACTCATATTATCTTGTAATATAAAGATATTGTTAACTCTTTAAGATGTTTAAAGTATCTTTATTTAGACACTCTTTCAAAAGATTTCCCACTTTGGTAATATTAGCTCCTGTATCTATTCCCAGAACTTTTTTATCTTTTATAACGGCATAACTGGGTACCTGTTTTATTTTACATGAATCACATAATTTATCATTTGTGTCGATATCCACATAGTGAAAAATAAGATTTTCGTTAGTGTTTCGATTGGATAATTCTTCTACCAGTGGTAACAAACTTTTACAGGGGCCACACCATCGGGCTGAAAAATAAAAAAAATGGTATTCACTCTTTTTTAGTATTTCACCCACATTATCATCAGATATATTGTTCATTTATTAATACCTATATAATCTTTTTATAAGATCAACTTAATAATCATCATCATCATCATTATAGGTATTTGATATATATCCTTGTTCTTGGTATGATTTTTCTATCACCATATGTTCTTCATATAGTTTTATGTTCCCCTCATCTTTTTCAAACATTCTCTCTAGATGATTGTTATATTGTGTCTTTTTAGAATTATTCATCTCAGATATTTCATCAATGGATAATAGTTTAAGTTCTTCTATTTTTGGGATAATGGGAATTAAATTGAGTGTAAAATCCTCTGGGTTCTTGATGTGTTTGTAGTTATAGTGTGTTATATCAGGGCAATTCTTGGAACATAAATATCCACAAATGTTTTTTACAGAACCATCTTCATTCTCATAGATGATCCATGGTTTATCACAGATAGTCTTATTACACTCATAACAACGCATGATTTATCGGTTTATTATTTGTAGATTTATAGATTTATAGATTTATAGATTTAAAATCAAATTTATTATGAAAAAAAAATATAGTTCATAATATATAGGATTATGGGTAGAGATGTTATAATAATTCTTATAATTATTCTTTCATATAAGATATTAATGAAATATACAAATGTAGAAGAAGGGGTTGATAACAACGATGCCTCTGATAATAATGAATCGGGTAATTTTTTCGGTAAGTATTATTCTATGTTAGAAGATACTTTGTCTTCTGGTTATGATAATAGTATGGTATTTTATTGTAATCAAATACTCGGCAAGTTTTATGATCCAATTCAGAAGAGATGTAATGAGTTTTCTGATAAGAATATACCTATAAAATGCAAGGGGAAAAGAGAAAATTACGGTGATATAGATATACCGTGCACATATACAATTTTGGACATGGATAGTGAAAAGGTTGAGTGTTCTGCTATTACAGAGAGACAAGAATGTGATGAAACAACTCACTGTGAATATGATACGGATAGGGATACTTGTAACAAGAAGAGTATATGTTCATTTGATAAGTTCAAGTGTATTGATGCTAATTTTGATCTTAAAATATCTCATATGGAATCTATACTAATGGAGTTCGATAGTAGTATAGTGAAGATTCCACTCCTAACCGTTGATGAAAACCACAAAAATATACTGATAGATTTTTTAAGTGGTGGACATATAAGTGATCTAAAATTAAGTGATGATTTTGCAAAAATGATAACTTTTTATGGGAATTATGATAAGGATACTACCGGTTTATATAGTGGTAATAATTTAATTGAAGATAAATACATTCCTGTTCTAAAAAAATTTATACATACTATCAAATCAAATCCTCCAAAAACCCTAAATGATGGAATAGATGATATATATAGTGATATATATGTAACATATCAAGATAATACTGAAGATATTGATATAAATAATATAATAATAAAGAGTAATATATACAGAGAAGTTCTTAAAATATTACTCCTATTATATTACTACTTTTTGGCACGTTCTGATACGGAAAATGGCACGTATTTACCAACCAGTGCGTGTCCTTCTGATAATTCTAATACTATGAGGTGTGTTTATGATGAACAAAATGATTTTTGTTCTTATCCAAATGATGTAGCTATAGACCCCTGTGTGGATTTCGGCATTCAGGAATGCTCCGAAAACACTTTTTGCAAGGTTCACGAGGCATGGGATATATGCGAACCCGGTAAAAGAGTAATGGACAATACTTGTGTGAAAGTACCAAATAATGAATATATGGGATATTATACTAAAAACGGTGAAAACGGTGAAAACGCTAATGAATTATTAGGTAAGGAAAAATACAGAAGTTTCAATAGTAAAACCGATGATATTCTACTAAATCAAGAAATAAAAACTAATACGATACAGTCAGTAGACACCCCACAGAGATGTTATTCAGATAATTTTATTCCCCCCTACCCTGGTGCTATAGACAATAATAAACTTTCAGTATTTTCTAACGGTATAGATGAAGGGTGTTCCGCAGATTCTGATTGCATAACGAATAAATGTACTGTCGGAGTTTGTTCTGAAAATGAAAGCAAAATAGGAAAACTTATTGGGTCGAAACCATCTTCAATAAATATATTCAATATAAAGGGGACAGTCCCCAATAAGGGTGATGATGAATATTTTCCGAATACGAAATGTTTATCTTGTTTTGATAAGAATATATTAACCCCGAAGAACAAAACATTCAGGAGAGATATTCACGGGAGTGATAATATGTGTGGTATTCGAGGTAATTATGAAAATGGTGAAGATAATAGTATATTATCGTGTATTGATCGAACAAGTAGACGTGAATGTGAAGCACCCGATAGTAATGATGACACACATAAGTCGTGTGAATGGATTACATACGATTATATAGATGGTCCGATTCCAGAAAGTATAGATGGAAAATGTATTCAACATTGTCCGCGGAAATATTATTCTGAAAATGATGGAGAATGTTCTAAGGTATCCCGAAATCACACACCAGTTCAAACGAGTAAGAATTATAAAATATGTAGTCAAAGGGACGAAGGGAACTGTGAGACAGATAATTTGTGTAAGAAGTATAATGTAAAAAAAACATCCATTGGTGGGGGGGATAGTATATGTTATCCAACTCTAGACGAATCGTGTAATAGTATTAGACAATCTGAATATCACGCAAACGATTTTATAAAAAGTATGATATGTAATACTGTATCTATTTATGATTTAATTTCTTATCCGGATGATGATGATGATTCTTTTACATATAATATGTTATACAATAACTCAAACTTTGCCGATACTCGGGTTCAAGTAGACAATAGCGATATACCAATTGTAGACGATGAAGTCCCGTGTTGGTATCTGGGAAAAGTTTATAACGATAAGATGGATACTTGTTCAGATTGTCCCCCAGGGACAGCCTTCAAGATAGATGAAGAATATGGTGAAGGAGAATGTGTCAATGAACTAACGTGTGATATATATTTGAACACACAAAGTAAGAGTTATATTTCAACTGAAAATAGTTTAGGCGACATTGATGGTTTTTTAGATACTTATTTTACTAATAAATGTAATTGCACCATTAACTCTAAATCTAAGGATGGTAAAGTGGACGTTTGGTATAAACCCGACTGTGATAAAATTGTCAGAGATACACCTTATGGATGTTTATTTTTGAACGATCTGAACGGTCTGAACGATGTAATACCCCAGGAATGTTCACGTCTAAAGGAATTTCCAGATATTATTGTTCCTTCGGGGGATAATAATATTGACTTAACTCTTAAAGATATAGGTTATGAATATTATGCGTTGAAAAATACCGATGTTAATACATCTGCTAAAATTAAAAAATATATATCCAAGTTCAAAACAAAACATGAAGAAATAAAAGATAAAATAGACCTATGTAAATACAACGGTTCTTATGGAGTATGTGATACCTGTTATGATTTCCAACAAATGAAAGAACATACCAGGACCACTGATGGAAAAGATTGTGAAAATTGGTGTGAATGGAACTCACCAATAGGGGAGCAGAATGTTGAAGGAGAGGAGAATGTTGATGGTGATACGACCGTTGATGAGGGGGGGAATATTGCTGGGGGACCGTTGTATCATCCAAGAAAGACAGTCTCAGATAAATGTATTTCGTGGGGTAATAATATACAACATCTGAAAAATAGTTATTATCCGTCATATGTAGAGAATGATAGTATTGATTCGCTAGATATAAATGCTCTTTTTGATCAGAATGAAACATGTATGGTTTTCATGGAGATGACTATTGCTGGAAAAGGGGATGAATATGACAGAAATATTAATATCCCTTGGAGTCCTAAAGATCGAAACATTACTATCTCATTAGATGATATATATCGTTATCCGCTTACATACAAAGATCTTCCTTGGTTTGTAAATAATAACGAAGTATTAATATATCTAGATGATGGGGGAAAAAATTATACGATAGATAATGTTGTACCTTCAAATAACACATTCTCTTTATATGATATTAGCGGACTGGCTGATTTTGACGCGTGGGAAAGAACATACGATGATCCGAAAGTTCAACTGATAGAGATATATGGTGAAGAGTGGTGGGAAGAAGATCCAGCGAACAAGTCGGTAGTTGCGGGTCTGGTGAAGGACTCGGCGGGCAATGGTTTGGTGAGTTCTGATAATGACCAGAATTATTTAAAAATAAGAGACGACAGTAGGGGGGGACGACCTAATAAGCCACCAAAAAGATTCATAAGTTTAGGTAATATAACTAAAGGTCAATTAGAAAAATTTACGATTAATACTGAGTTTTTAAAATTAAGAGTATTACTTGATGCTATATTCAATTATCAGTTTACATATATAGTTGATATAGAATTAGATTTAGAAACCGAGATACAAAATAATCCGTCGGAGGAGCGCACTAAGGCAAATATCCTGTATAATGCGAAAGGAGGGGTGGACCTTGAAGATGATTTTAATCTGAATGAAAAAGTTCTCTTGAATACCGAACTTTTTCAAACATATTCTATCGATGATGATGACAGAACCGCATATAATTACATATATAGTCTATCCCTTATTGAACGGAAGCCCGAGGACCCCCAATCTCCATCCTCGGTAGTATATCCCACATCGATAGATGGAAAAATAGAGTTTTCTTCTCAAAAAGGTGATTATTTCTTGGCGACGTGTGATCACCCTGCATCGGGAGCGCACAACCCACAATTCTCTTGGAGAAAAGAAAGAATCACGGAATCAAACGCTCTGCGCTCTTGTATGCCTGATGTATTGTATCGAAATGTTCGGTTTAAACTCGCCAAATATGCTATATCTGATGATAAGATTGATATATTATCACATAAGATCACTATGCGCATTTATTTCTCAAATTATTTATTCTATAAGCATTTGTTGCAATATGATTACCACTATTTTGATGGCAATAGTTCTTATTCTTATTATGATACTGTTATACATAGGGTTGTAGATAGAGTGAAAAAAGATAATAAAACAATACCAGCATGTAAGAGTGGTGATGATTTTGCTAATTTAGATAAAGATAATTATGGTATGGATAATATTTTAGAGTTTAAAGCTAATCCGACTCATGGTCCGAATAGTTGGATGGTATTTTCTTCGGAGTTTTTGTGTCGGACTGAATATGAGTTTTATAATTATAGTCCAGAATGTTGTGGTCTGGGTTTTTTTATATCCAATATTTATGATTCAATAAGTGATGATATAGGTCCCGGAATGGGAGTTCCGATTGAAATTATGGGTAAGTTTAGTGATTTGAACGGTATGACTGTTAAAAATATTGTATCATCGAGCACGGGACCAAGTTTGAATACAATAAGGTATACTTTTAAAAGATATTTTGGATGGATCGATGACCTTATTGATCCTATGGCGAAAAATATTCTAAAAAAAATGATAGAAGATGTGGATAATATTCCTACTCTAAAAAATGAAGCATCCGAATTGGGTATAAATAAATATGTTGATGAATTGATTGATTATTCCAGCGTAGTGATTTCTGAAGATACAAAATGTTCTGTTTATTTAGGGGATATTGATAGCATGAAAAGAGAAGTAGATCTATTAAGCACTGAACCATCTCAAGCTATTAATTTTTATTCAATATGGCCAGATAAGAACCAATTAAAGTGTGACGGAATGGAAATAAAGTTCTCCAATGATAGTTCACCATATAGTCCCGAAAATAACGGGGGAAGCTTATCAACATTATTCAAATATAAATATAATTTATTTGGAGAATATAAACAAGATACTGAAAATATATCACATATTCCATTGAATTATCCAAGCTTTCCTGATAATGATAATGATACTAAGAAAGCTTTATTAGATAAGATGATAGAAATATGCAATGAAGAGGATGATATCGGAGTCATTGACCCTGAATATAATGGTCAGGTTTTAAAAGATTATATTAACAAAAATGTAAATAACGGTGCTGAAATATCTTCTAGTATACCAGTTGACAAGTTGGAATGTGTCAAGGTAGATTATTTGTATGATCATTTTGATTTTAGTAAGAGTGATGCGGATGATATAGTGCGATTACATCCTATATCCACTGATACGTGTAATCACGGACCGTGGAAGCAGGAAACCAAGTGTTTAATTGAAGAGACCCGCGATGGAACGTCTCTACCCGTAGACCCCCCTGATCCGTGTAATGGTGTAAACCATAGTATATGTAAAAATGCTTATTGGATATCCAGTGGGACAGCAGATGGGGGTGCGGGTGGAGGTATGGGTTTCATTTGTGGATTAGAAGGTAATGAATGTAATACTATAAATGAACAAATACCGAATAGCACAGAGAATTGTCCCACAACGTTGTGTTCAGAGTATTTAGCAGAAAAACAACATAAACAATATTGTAATATGGTAGATCCCAGGTGTAATCCACCCAGTTTTACAAAGGAGGATGAACAAAGTGATTACGAAGTGTGTCAATTTTCTGATAAAGAAGAAAACACGGGGTTTTACTTTAGGGGGGTAAATGATACTGATAATAAGACGTTACTAATAGGACCACTAAATGATTATTTTAATACAGAAGATCATCCCAGTTCTATAGATGTAGATTCGAATGGGAATAATGATATGAATCAATGGTGTAGTAATAATTGCCAGATAAGTAGTGATCCGGAAATTAACATATCTCCACCAAATGTAAAATATGATAATTATAATTTTGACAAAGTATTGGGTGATTATGTTATATCGGAAACTTTCAGTGAATCAATTAAAAATGATGGTATAGAATTTTATAAAAATCTATTTGAAAATATAAATATATTTAAATATAGTGAAGACTATAATATAGAAGATTTTAAGACATTGGGTATTGCCCGAACGGATGTGGGTGGTGAGAATAAATATGATATAGAAGAAAAGGATTTTGTAACTGGTTTGAACTCTGACAATAATTTGTACTGTAAGAAATATTGTTCTATTTCAGAAACGTGTGAAAGTTTTAACCCAACTTCACAATCTTCTACTAAATCGGGGAAACGTGAATTAGATGGAAAGGTAAATCTTCATAATCCAGATTCTGGAGAAGGAAATGTGCTAAATAATTATAATAATATTCTTTCATTAACAAATATGAATAGTAACGGGGTAGGGGAATGCCCCCCTTTCATGGGAATAGATGGTGATAATAAATGCACCCATTATTTTGAACACAACGTATATAACTATTATGGTGATAAGATAGCTGATAATCAAGATATTGGGAATATATTCAGAAAAAACTTAGAATTGTTTCACAGATGTGAACAGTGGTATGGTCAGGAATCCGATATAGATACATCAAAAAATAACTTTCATGCCTGTTATGATGAACTGAACACACGATCTCCCGTTTTAACGGGGGATATTGAAAAAGATAGAATAATCATTAATAATACATATACTGAGAATGATGAAGGAATTAATCCTGAAGTCTGTAAAATAAGTGGTGAAGATATGAATAGTTGTATAAATTTTGTTACAGACTATATCATTAAAGAGAAATATGAAGACATGTATACGGATGTAGATAATCCCCGGGAAAAAAATAATGATAAGTACTATATAGAGACCTATAACGACCCCGATAATCCTACTAAAAAAACAAACAAACAACCATTTTATTCTAATTACGATATCCCTCCCCCATCTCCATTAGATCCTGACCTCAAAGATAAATATGTTCGCAAATACTTTTTTGGTGAGTTTGAGTTTGGGCGTTATGTAGATCCCAAAGTATGGATTAACTCGATGGGAGATGACGAAGATGACGAAGATGACGAAGATGACGAAGATGACGAAGATGACGAAGATGACGAAGATGACGAAGATGATGAAAAGATAAAAATAAAAAATTACTACAACAATATTACGGAAACTGAAGGTATACTGCGTAATATAGATTATTTTAAAAACTCAACATCTACTCTGTGGCCATTTATAGATGTGACAACTTTAAGAGAGTAACGAGTTAATTATTCGGGTGGTCTATCAGTCGTTGATAGTAATTTTATCTGTGTTCATAAATAGAGGGTGTTTATCAATAATTGATGTCTTTAACAAGTTTTGAAAATCTTGAATGTGCTACGACGGGGGTTATTCTATTTCCTTCATTAAAGAATGTCTCTTTTGTCATATCTTTAAATAGTTCTATAAATGGTTCAATTTTTGGACTATTCATATAAGATATTAGTGTATCGATATCAACCCCACTTAAATATAGGGATGAATAAAAACATTTGGGTATTAAATATCCCAAAGAATAAACATCAATTGTATCGTATATCTTTTTTCGGTTTATTTTAGAATTTCTTAAAAAATCTACTATTTTTTGGGTAACGTTTTCTCTTTTAAATATTTTTTGATGAATATCCGTGTATTCATCATAACCATTTTTATATTCTTCTTTTTCATAGGCATCGGTGTCAATTTTTTCCTGTTTTTTACTTGTAAAAGTATAAATAAAATCTATTGGATATGGTGTATATATTCTATCATCGTAATATTGTCTTAGAGAACGCTTTTTGTATTCTTCATTGTCATTTAATTTACAAGCCAATCCAAAATCTATAAGTTTGTAATTTATACCGTCTAGAACTATATTGGCCTTTTTAATATCACTATGTGTAATATTATTACTTTTTAGAGACTTTATTCCTTCAAAAAGTGGTAACATTCTTTTCATAGTTCGAAGGAAAAATGAAATAAAATCATCTTTTGTTTTTATATTTTTCATCTTTTTATCAAATACCTTTTCCATTGTATAACCACCGTATTCACCGACAAGCATAGCGCTCCTTGCGTTAAACGCTTCAATACTCAAGTTTGTCTTGTCTAAGCATTCTTTTATTTTGGGGTCTTTTGTATATATTTCCCTATAACTACTGGGTTTACATAATCTATCCCATAAAACACACCATCTTCTATACCCTTTAATTTTTTTTATTTCAACATTGGTAGCATATTCATCTTTTGCTTCAGTTATTGCACTTTTATGAAAAAATACCTTGGATATATATTTTCTACCTCGTTTTTTTTTAGTTTTTCTTTTGTTTCTACACGGAAACTCTATATTGAAAACACACCCATACGCACCCTTTCCCAACAGATCACCTCCCTTTTTAACAGTTTTCATTGTGTATATATTAGATAATATATTATTCAATATTATTAGATAATATTATTAGATAATATTATTCAGTATTTTTATCTAATATTAATGTAAGTAAAGATGCCATCTGCTGAAGTATGTAAAAGTGTTATAGAAGGAACAAAACATGATGGAGTAAGTTTTACAGAATCAAATACTGTTTACTCTGATGATGATGCGGGTAAACAAAAAGCAACTGAGTTTATTAATGATTTTAAAGGGAGATATCCTGATAATAGCACATCTGCTGATATAGAAGAATGTTATTTATACTATAATACCGACGCACCTTCCTCAAGAGATGAAGGTAGTGGTTCTCAATATTTTTATAAACCTAGTTATCTCATACCCGATTTAAAGGGTTATGTGAATAAATATTTCGATCCAGGAGAGGTTGTTACTTCTGATATAGAATATAATGTCTGTGGTGAGAATTATTATATTGATGAATCGATGGACCCCACTAATAATGATTTTAATGCTTCATGTGTGCCATGTTCTAGTTCAGGTATCAATTCCGAGATAAGAGAAGATTTACCAGCTCCTTCGGATAAATATAATACCGAGGATTATACATTAAAAACGAATGTTGATGGAGATTTTACTACGATTGGTATAATAAAGGGAAAAAAACTTGGAGATTTTAAACAAGATCATTTAATGTATCTTTATGATCTAGACCAAGAAACTTTAAATGCCAATAAATCATCTAATGAAGAAAATACCTACCTATTTACCGATGAACTTGGTAATACAGTTAAAGAAAAAAGTCAAAATGTAGATAATCAGAATAATAAATTAGATATATTTCAGTTTACAAATATTCAGAAACAGTGTTCTCCATTAATAAGTACATGGTTCCCTCATCAGCATGAACTTAATGCTGGTAAAGAAAGAGAGAATCTCTTTGATTTGAATGCTATAAGGAACTCTGAAGTATTTGAGCGTTCAGATTTATTACAAGATAATCCAATTAGTATTGTAGATTTTATTAATCGTGAATATAATAGTGCCCCTGAATTAGATGGATTACCAGAACAAATTATATCAGAAGAGATGTTGCAAAATGATGGTATTTTGTCTATATTGAATAATATTAGAGTTTTAGATGTGGATATAAAAAATCCCATGAGCAATGAACAGATGCTTGCTAATCATCAAGATAAATTAGTTCGTTGTAATGGATTTTCGGAATTGAATCCCAAATGTAGTAGTTTTGGAGGACAAGATGGAACACTATATTATAAAACTATCCCTGAAGAATTAGCTAGAGCATGGATAGCCAAAAAATTAGATAGATTGCGTTCAGAGTTTTTACAAACACAAGATGGAAATATATCCACGCTATACTCAGACTTGTCGGGTATGTTGGGTAATATCAATCCTCAGGTAGAAGAATGCCTAAATGATATAGTTGGAAAAGATGAGAATAGTCAAGAAAGTATTCAGAGATTAAAGAATGTGAACGGTGATTTTACACAATTATTACCTGAAGATGTTCAATATATTAAACGAAAAATAGTTATGTTTATTCATTCTCCTGACGATGAGATTAGAAGATGTATAGACATGTTATATTTAAATCAATCCGATAATTTATGCACAGAGGGATTATACAACAAAACACTAAAAATACTTACAATATTGTTTTCTCTTTTAGGTATAAATGTGAGTTTGGATGATATAGAATATAACAAACAAAAATATAATCGTGTAATGAGTTTTGTTGATAGTTTGGGTCATTTATTTCCTAAAGCGATAGAGAAAATAATAAATATAATTCAAGATTTAGAAAAGGATTTATGTAATACAAGTAACCGGAGCGATATTATTGCCAATCTTTATGACGATTTGATGAATAAAAATCGTAAATACAATATTGAATTGGGAGTATTCGGTCAACTATTTTCGTTAGATGATAATCAATATTCAAGAATTGTTGATACATATAATATGGTAAAACCTGTTTTAGGGAGATTATTTGGTTCGGCAGTTCAAACTTAGTCGGTTTATACTTAAAAACTCGTTACTCTATATAATATGTTGATAAACACCTTATTAAGAATGGATATTCTCAAGTGGCAAGAAATTAATAAAAATGATTTTGCGAAGTTTATACGTGATATATCTACAAACAAGAACAATGTAAAACATATGTTAGAGGCTCATGAAAATGAAAAACAAGTAAAAGATGCTATAAAGAATAAAAAAAATAAAAAGATTACAAAGAAAAAGAAAGATTTGATAATTGAAGAGAATATGAAAAGGAAGTATAAGGAATCTATATCCAGTGATTTTAAAAAGATTAATTATTTTATTGATAATCTTGTAGATGAAGACGTTTACAAGAATATCTCAAGTTTGAATACTGAAGAGGGTATCGTGGAGTATAAGTTTCGCTTGTTACAGTATTTTTGGTCTGATAAGAAGAAATATATGCAACATATTATGAATTTGTATTTTAGTCTTCATAAAATAAAAACTAGTAATGTGAAATATAATGAGATTATTACTAAGTTTGAAAAGAAGCTTGAAGAGTATGATTACAAGTTGTATATGATGAAAGAGTTGAGTCATATGTTACCACCATTAAATCTTTGGGATCAGAAGAAAAAAACATTAGATGAATGGCAACTTAAAACGATTAATCATATGAAACAGAATAAATCTGTGATCGTAAAAGCACCCACATCTTCGGGAAAAAGTTTTGTGGGATATTGTGCTGGAGTATTATTTTCAAGAGTTTTGTATGTGTGTCCCGCAAAGCCCATCGCATATCAGGTGGGTGCCAGTTTCATTAATATGGGTTACAAAGTATGTTTTCTTCTTAATCCTGGAGAGATACTATCATATGATGAAAAAACGAATATATTTATTGGGACACCTGAAATTATTGAGGATTACTATAGTACCATGAATATAAAATATGATTTCGCAGTTTTTGATGAAATACATAATCTTAACAAAGAGGATGACGGACATATTTATGAAAATCTACTGAAGTTTTATGATTGTAATTTTTTAGCTCTTAGTGCAACAATGAATAATATTGAAAGTTTCAAAGAGAAACTTGAGAAGATTCATCCTAAAACGATTATTGAGATTGTTGAATATGAAAAAAGATTTATCAACGTTCAAAAATGGTTATGGACAGGTTCCACGCTCAAGATTCTTCACCCCCTCTGTTCTACCGAAATGAAAGATTTAGATGAAAAGTTTATAGAGAGGAATCATCAATTTACACCCAAAGATTCAGCTAATCTATGGGAAAAGATTGAAGAGGTCTTCGAAGAAGATGATAAAGAGGAATTGATTGAAGAATATTCACCTGATAATGTATTCAAAGGTGAAAACATTTTGACACTTGATGATACACGAGATTATGAGAATCTTATTAAGAAGAAAATGGTAGAACTTTCAGAAAGAGAACCCCAACTAGTAACTAAAGTTCTAAAACATTTTAATGGTGATATAGTAACAAATGGAAAGAATGATATACTGGGGTTTTTTAAGAAGTGTAAAGTAAATGATTTTCTCCCCATGATTGTTTTCAATACATCTACGACGGTTTGTATGAATATCTTTTATGACACGTTTGAGTTAATTGAAAAAGATGAAAAAGAAAACTATCCACATTACAACGATATACTTGAGAAGAAGAATGAACTATATAAGAAATATATTGAGCAACGTAAAATATTTTCGGAGAAGATAAAAGTCTCCAAAAGTAATGATCCTGTAAACGCAAAGAGAGAGAAACTAGAAGAGTATGATAAGCGTGAAAAGACAAAATATATTGGAATGGTTCTATCTATCTATGATAATATTATTCAGCGTCTTGAAAAAGATGAATACTATAATCAAAGACGTAAAAATCTGATTGAAGAAAAGAAAGATTTTATTAGATCTCCGGATTTTTGCTATGTTGATATATTCCAGAAACATCCCGACTATTGTTTCTCTCCCAAAGAGTCTATGTCTGGTGATAAGATCCGTGATATTCGGAAGGAGATATTTAGAACCATGGGTATAAAGATTCCATATGAACATCCTATATTTCAACTTCTTAAAAGAGGCATCGGTATTTATACTGAAGATATGCCCGATGAATATAAATGGATTCTTCAGAAGCTTATGACAGACAGAGATATAGGTATTATAATTTCAGATAGAACACTCTGTTTGGGTATTGATCTACCGATTCTAACAACGTGTATAATGGGATATGATGATTCAAAATATTTCTCAAATGATGATTTCTTACAAATGAGTGGTCGTGCCGGAAGGAGAGGATTGGATGTGAAGGGGAATACAATATTTTACAACGTAGACTATAAAGAGATTCTAAACAGTAAAACCCCGTGTATCGTGGGGAATAAAAAACGCATTCGAACAAGATATAATTCGTGCTCAAAGGATATTTCTTCAATCTTCAGAAACTATATTCATATAGAAAAAGAAAGAGATACTACAACTCTTATAAAAACTGATTACCCAATTATTCAGTGGTCCTGTAGAAATAATGATAGTATTGAGAATATCTTGAAAGATATGGATACTATTAATCGTCTGATATTCATGAAAGAATTAAATGATCCTCATAATCATATTGTGAATATATTGACAAATGATGATTTTGTAAAGTCTTACAAAAATAATGCAGCGCCCGATATGAATATTCTTAAAGAGGTAAATACGATTGTAATTAAGATATATAATAATTTGAGAGATAAGAAGTTTAATTATATCAAGGGTATTTTAAGAGTCATATTTGAAAAAACCAAGAAATTAATCTTGACACATTACAGACTAAATTAAAATATTTATAATATTATGAATATAGATGATTATATAGATTTTGGGGTAGTATATTATGCACTCTGTTTTATCATCTTTTATAATTATGTTTTTGAAAATGATAAAATATATATCTATATGTAAATGATATTAAGATTATTCTTGTCTATTTTACTTGGTTTATTCATAGGATCATTATTTTTTAACAGTATAAATAGAATTGTTAATATTTAATACGGTTATTAAGACAAAATTAATTATGAATTAATACTATAAACTAATGGAAACTTCGTTAGACATGTTGAAGAATTCTAAAATCTCAGAAGAAGATTCAAGACTTGTAGATTCAATTTTGAATGAATTGAATAGTAATGATAAAGAACCTCAGCATTTAACTCACCCTCCTCAACAGCGAATGGCTCCTCAACAGCAAATGGCTCCTCAACAGCAAATGGCTCCTCAACAGCAAATGGCTCCTCAACAGCAAACGGCTCCTCAACAGCAAATGGCTCCTCAACAGCAAATGGCTCCTCAACAGCAAATGGCTCCTCAACAGCAAATGGCTCCTCAACAGCAAATGGCTCCTCAACAGCAAACGATTACCCATCAATCTCATAATGGGAAAATACCACCTCCCCCAAATATCACACAGGAGCAGTTCAATAATCTTCCATCTGAAAAAAAACAGATGTATCTACAACACAAACAACAATATATGGCACAGAGTAGACCCACAATTGTCGGCAATATAAATAATATATCCGTTTTGGATGATTTAAAGAATAAGTCCACTATGTTACTTCTGATATTCGTATTATTTATTATGATACAGTCATCTCCATTAAACTATGTTTTAGCTTTTTCTCCAGAAACATTTATGGGGGAAGCTGGTGAATGCAATCTATCGGGAATTGTTATTAAATCGTTTATTGTTTGTGTTATTTATTATGTTGTCACAAAATATTTATTTTAAGATTTCTTGAATATCTAATTCCTTTTCTATTTTCTTATAACATTTATTAATTGTTACTTCAGATATTTTACATACATCAGCTAAATCTTTTTTGTCTTTCTTTATATCTTTGTTCTTCAAATAAAGATAAATACATCCTGCCGCCATGGAGGGGGGTGTATTTTCACATACTATATTTTGTTCTTTGCATTTATTGGCAATTTTTTTTATATTACCAATATCTTCATCATTTAATCCCAATTTGGAACAAAATCTATGAAGAAAGTCCTCTATTCCAACGGTTTTGTATGAGTTTACTCTGTTCATGTTTTTGTTCTGATACATGGTCTCTTTAAATATTTTACATCCTTTAGTTAAAATGGTATTCTTTATCTTGAAGATCTCGGAGATTTCATTTACACTTCTACCCACATTACAATCCACACACGCGAAATATACACACGCGGCTATAAGTCCTAATCTGTTCCCCCCTCTTGAAATCTTATTTTTCGCGATAATATTGTAAAGACTATGTGATTCTTTAATTATAATTGGGGGGAGTCCCCCCGCAACACATTTTTCTGTTATATCTTGGAAAACTTTCAGAAGACTTCTTTCTTTGTACGGTATTCCATTCCATTTTTGGAATCTCCTGACTTTATTCATATTTACCCCCCCACCCCTATTTGATATAGTTGTTCCCATAGATGATTTGGGAAGTAGCTCATTTGTGGGCATTCCACATCTAGTTGGATTTGACGACTTGCTGTCACCACTCCCATAGTATCTCCATTCTGGTCCGTCAATAATATTTGTAACTGTGTTGTTACATACTTTACATATTAATACCCCACCACCCAATTGTAGATTTTTAACTTCAGAGCAACATGGTTCACATTTATCATTATCATCTTTATCTGTTTCATCTCTGTTTAATTCGGAAAGATTTGAGAAGTAAATATCAAGTTCCCCTTCCATTGTCAAATAAGTAAGTTAGTTTATTTTTAAATAGTTTTATCAAATTTTTTATATAATGTTTTTCTGTGAAATGATTTCGGGGGTGTGGATCGGAGATACAGATATAATGCATTCTAAAAAGTTTTTAGAAGAAAATGATATAAAGATAATAGTTAATTTCACAATAGATATTGGTTTCCCTGAAAATAGTGAGATACAAAATGTAAGAATACCTGTATCTGAACAATTGAAGTGTTCTAGTGATGTTATGAAATTAAATACATATCTTAAAGATTTATTAATTTTCATAAAAAATAATACAGATAAGAATAATATATTACTTTGTTGTTATGATGGAAAAGGTGTTTCCCCATTGGTTTTAGCGTTATATATAATTAATTACTCACCAATATCAATTGATAACGTTAGACCTCTCATACAATCTAAATGTAAAGATATAGCTTTAGATTATGAATTATCTGTTTTCGATATAAATGGTGTATAAAAATCTTAACACCAAAATAACTATTAATATTATAGTAAGATACGGAACGATATATAATTCTTCATTTACTAAATGCTCGCTATTGTCTTCTATCAGGTCAAAAATCTGCAAGTTCAACATAAAACTTATCATCAAAAATGAAATAACCAAAATATGTATTCCAATTTGTTTCATTGAGTTTAGTTTGAACCTCATATTACTGACTGCTAAAGATATTGTTATGAATATTCCTATATTTCTTAGATTTGAATGATAGATGGATAATATTTCGTGTATGTCTGGTTTCATTGTGAATATATATATATAATTATTGTATCGCTTCTATATGATGAACTATATATTGGATTATACGGTTCTTATTTTCTTCTCTTAATAGATTTATATGATCTTCAATATTAGTAACATTCTCATACCAAGACAATAGTTTACCATCTTTATCTCTAATGGGTTTTCCTTCACCGATTCTACCAAACTCTAAAAACCCTTTTTGGGACAACATGTTGTAATGTCTTAAACATAATCCATCGTTTCTACATTTATTCTTACAACGTCCTTCAAAATGATCATTCCATAATCTTGCTTGACATCTTATATCATCTTTTATATTTATTTTATCGTTTCTGTAATGGTTGTGAGATGAAATATTAGTATTTATTTGGGGGAGCTTATCTTTTACTTTCTCCATTATCAAATTATTCAATTTATCTCCATGATACTCTTTAAAATGTTCTTTTAAATCATAAACAAGTTTCGTTTGGATTAGATCCATTATAGTATTATAGTTTGTAGTTACATATTATTCAATCAAATTTTTCAAACACGATTGTATAACTGATGTAATTAAATTATGTGATATTTTTCTAATTTCTTTATCAGTTTCATAATCATTGATTAATTGTTTTCCCGAAGAGATCATCTTTTCAAGCAGTTCTTCATTTATTTCTTTCTTGTAGTATATCTCCAGGGAGTTCTTATACGCAACTTTTTTATGGTCTATATCATTGATTCTCCTTAATTTATACGGGACGGCAATTAATTTGAATGTTTCTTCAATCATATATGAAATATATCTTTGCTTTTTTATAATTTTTATACGTATTTATAGCTGAAAAGAATAAATATAAATCTTCATTTTTTTTCTCTAAAAAACGACTTTGATATATTGTGTTCCGTTCATCTATGAGAGAGACACACTCGGGGAAGTAATATTTTATATATGAGTTTAACTCTTTAATAGAATCAATATCGTTTTTATTCTTAAGGATTACTTTATCTGCATATTGTTCGTAATCAGTCTTTTTTATTTTGTATGGTATACCTATTAATTCTATATTATTATAGTGATAATAGACCTTATAACTGATCCCGCCTTTGTTTCTAACCCTTTTCTTATTTATTCTAATCTTTTCTGTATTTATAGATTTCGGGACAATATATTTCATACAGTCTTTAGTAAAGACTTGATAAAAATATTACAATAAAATCCTCATGATATTTTTATCACGAATAAAAGTTAATACTATAATTTATTCTTACGATACCGATATTTACAAAATATTTAAGGGTGTTACCTTCAGAAGCAACGAAATTAATAAGTTTGAATATAAATCATACAAAAACTATTTTGTATTTTATGCTTCTAAAATAAAGAATTATTTTGATGAGTTCTTTGGATTCTTAAAAGAACTCGTCAATATAGAATCAATATATGTAAATGAAATAATTATCATTAAAGACTTTCATGATTTAAATACGATTCAACAGAATGTTCTTAAATCATTCTTCACTAAGAGATTATTTATACTCATAACAAATAAACATGGTATGATAAACAGAAATATTTTATCATATTTTGTAACTTTAAGATTACCCAGAACTTCTGAAAAAGGTAATAACTTAAAAGAACTCCTTCTGAATAAGTTCTTAAAGAGTATTGTAGAAAAAGATATGAAAAAGAGAAAAGATGTATGTTATCAATTACAACAATCGGGGTTGGATATGAATGAGTTCTTTAGAGATGTATGTTCTCATATAATATGTAATCTTGTTATAACGATTTCTGTAAAAAGTAAGATAATTAAGATTTTTGAAGAGTATGAAAGATATTATCAAAAATCTTATAAAGACTTAATAGTTCTGGAGGGATTATTAATTAAAATTAGTTATGAAATAAAAGATTTTATTCACTGTCTCTGAACGATAAGGAATAACGTCATGCAGATGAAGTACTCCATACATCCCTCGAGTGTGAAAACGTAACCCTGGAATGCGATCAGAAGAAGGTAGATAATCGGCATCGAAAGAACCTTGTTGACCGGAGCAAGGGCCCGGGACTTAAGTCTGGTGCCGAGGACCTGATCGATCGGGGCGAGATACAAAATAATCAGAACAGCGAAAAGTGTGCACATTTCTTTCTTAGAACCTTTGACCATGCTAGCGAAACTCATTTTATATATTAGTTTAGAAAATAATTTACTATGTTAATTTCAACAGCGTTAAATCTGAAAATTGCGAGTTTATCGTAAAAAAGATTTAAAAGGACCTCCAGGTTTAATTCAGTTTCGTCAATCAAATCTGCATACTTTTCCGAGTTTTCTTTTTGAAGTTTTCGTCCAGTATGTGTTGAATTTATTAATCCATTGACTGACACCCCTTCGCATGGTTCATCCCATTGTTATGATATATGTAATATAGTTTTACAATAGTTAAAAATATGTTCTTTAAAGAAGTATAATAAGTATTATGAAATATTATCAAATCTTGAATTTACCACATGATTGCTCTCAAAATGAAATAAAAAAAAGATATCATGAATTAGTTTTAATATATCACCCAGACAAGAATAGTGAAACAAATATTGAGTTCTTTCATAAAATACAAGAAGCCTATGAAACTTTGTCTCAAGAAGAAAAAAGAAAAGAATATGATATAGAATATAAGATACATCATTTTGATCCAAGAGATTATATTTTTACAGAAGAAGACTATAAACTTATCTTTGATTATGTGAGAAGAATACAAAGTAGTGTAGAGTATAGATTTTTTATGTCTTTATTCTGTAAAATCCCAAGAGAATGTAAAGAAGATTTGAACACTAAGTTTACAAATATTAATGAAAATTTTCAAACTCATGAGTTCTTCAAGAAAATGAAAAAGAAACGTGTTCTAAATCTAAGTTCTATAAAAACAATTGATATAACGGGGTTATATGAAGACATAACTCTTCATCTGCACATTAGTTTAGAGAAAGTATACAAGGGTTTCTGCAATGAAATAATGATAAAGTGTAGAGAAAAGATTATAAGAATATTTGTAACTAAGAGTAATTATATTTTCAGAGCTCTAAATGATATATATCGCGTTACACTGGAGTTTTATACAGATATAAATAGTTATAAAATTGTGGATAATTCTTTGATTTACAGGTATAAGATGAATCTTTATGAGTACTATTATGAAGATAATTTTGTGATAAAGTTACCGAATAATAACACAATTCGTGTTCATAGGGATACGGATAAATATTATAATGTAGGACTACTAAACAATAAGCTTAGTAATGGGGATACAAGAGGGATACTCTATATAAGATTTATATTAAACTTAGAAAAACCAAAAAATGATCATAAAGATCTCATAAAAATGATATTTCAAAAATAGATTATATTCTAATATACTATAAGTGAATACATATGTTAGAAGATTATACGTTTGATTATATCTTCAAATTATTCTCAAAAAGGATAGATAATGAATCATTAAATATTCACGAGGTCTTTGATATGTTTTCTAAAGTAAGTAAAAAGAAGTATAAATATGTATTGGAAGAAAAGGATTCAACAGAAATAAATATCTTTGAGAAGAATCCCTATATTCCCGATAGTTTTAAAACTACAATTAGGAGTTTCAAAAAGGACTACAGCTACAATGTAATATTCCCCAAATGTTCTGTGGATCTGAATATACATTGTAATGATGAAAACATTCGGGAATTATTACATCATATATTAGAAATCTTAGGATTTATGGTGAGTCTAGACGATAATAAACGATCATTTGGATTACATATTTATCTCACAGATTATAAGAAGTATTTAAGTCATGGTGAATATACTCCTTCAGGGATAAACAGTGGTTCAACCGATAGAAAAGATATTATTATATGGAGAAAAGAAGATATTTTGAAGGTTATTGTACATGAAATAATCCATCTTTTGGGATTTGATACAGTGAGAGATTTCGATGATATAATTGAACACTACAACGAAAAATATGAATTAGGAAATACAAAACTCAATATTTATGAGGCATATACAGAGATATGGGCTTTACTCATACACAGCTATTATTTATCTCTTGTAACACAAAAGGGGATCGAGTCTAAGATTTCAGCGCGGGAATTATTTCATGATTATGTCCTTATAGAGAAATATTGGTGCAATGAATTAGCGGGTAAATTATTGGGTTTTTTTAAAAGAGGAGAAAATGTAGATTCAAGGACAAATACAACAAGTTATTATATCATAAAAACTGAAATATTGAATGACTTAAAGGGATTCTTGGACCTATGTAAAAATCCTGAGTTAAGTTTGAAGATGGATGATAACAAAAGATTCTTAGACTACTTAAAGAAACTTGAGAAAATAAAGAAGATAAAAAGTTCAAAAAAAAGATTATCATCTACTATGGTAATTAACTCTTTGAAGATTAGATATTAGAGATTGGTTTATTGTTTATTATTCCATCACTTATGCGGTGGGGTAAACTCCCTCCTTATTTGGGAAGTGAACCTTCATGTACTTCTGAAGATTGAAGAATGTGAGCTCATCGCCCTTCTTAAGATTGAGAAGAGTCTTCAGCTTCTTGTCGGGGAGAAGGATGCGCTTATCCTTCTGATCCTGAAGACCGTGCTTCCTACAATACTCAGTAATGCGACGCGTCACATCGGTACGAGCAACAAGTTCCTCCTTACCCACACCCAGGAAGGATGCGAGATCGGTAGAAATCGGTCCCGGCTTCGAGAATCCACTCGGCTCACCGTTGGTGACACGACGCCTCTTCTTACCGTTGGCCTTCTTTGTCAAAAGGCGGGCCTCCTTCGCAACACGCTTCTCAAGCTTGGATGCGAAAGAAGACAGATCGCGAAGAGAAGTCTGAACAGTCTTAAGCTGCTCAACGAGGCTTGCAAAATCCGTGGAAATCTCGGAGAATGGATCCTCAGTAGCTACATCAACGGTGTCCTCAACCGGGACCTCCTCAACCTCCTCAACTGGAGTTACCTCCTCAACTGGAGTTACCTCCTCAACAACCTTCTTATTTCCCTTAGTCTGCTTAGTCTGCTTAGTCTTTGCCATGTTTTATGCTTTAGTATATCTTTTATTATTCCTTATCAACCGCACTTATTTCTGTATAATCTATATTGGTGATATATTCTTAAGTATTTTCTCTCTTTGTTTGTTTGTATGTTTCTACAATCTATACAGCATCAAATTCTAAAACATGAGACTTAACCACTCGCAATGAGTTTCAAAACATCCTGGAGAAAAACTTCCAAGACCAATCAAAAAATACATGTATCCGAGTTTTTTATCGTTAGGGTCTTGAGTTCTCTCAAACTTACATATATCATCGACTATAATTTCCAAAATATCATCTTTAGAGTTACTATTTATCACATATCTGAATCTATTGAAATTTATTCCATTTGGAGGACATAATCTAATCTTATCTTGAATTGTAAGTTGCAATCTATAATTCCATATATCCTCTAATATTCTGTATAACTTCTTGAGATAATATACTGATATCGATGTTAACCATTCCTCATTACAACTATACCCACTGTATTCAATTCTTGAGAATAAATCTGTAATTTTTTGGCGAACCAATGTACTTCTTGAGGGTGGTACAAACTTCTCATGAGTAATTTTGATATTATCTTTCTTTAGAGAAATATTTAGTCTAGAGATTGAACTCTTAACATTCTCAGAGAATATAACTCGTGTGTATGGATTCATCGAATCATTCTTCAGGAGTTCAGTTAACGATCTAACATCAAAGCCCCATATAATATCTGTTTCATCTCTATAAGAAAAGAAATATTTTTGCGGTATATCTTTAATTTCTTCAAATGTAAAAAAATCTTCTGTATTATTGCAAACTTCTCTATGAATGATAGCAGGGCCGTGTAATCTTAATAATTCTCGATTACATATCCATTTCTTGAAACAACCCTGTATCTTTCTGACACTATCTAATTCTTGAGGAGATATTGATGAATACTTGAGAATTGTGAGATAATAATCAAATAGTTCCTTCTTTTTGAGTTTTTTAAGATACTTCTTACTTCCAGGAGACACATCTTCACACGAATCCTTTAAAGAGGCGACTTTATATTCTGATATCCTGTTAGTAAATCTCTCTCTAATAATTATATTGTCATTCAGAAGATAATTATCTTTGTGTTTTTTACAGAAACACCCATGAGTGCGTTTACCAGAACAATCATTTAATTCACATTCATTCATTTTTTCAGATACTATGTCTTCCATTATATTATTCTGTTTATAATATTTAAATCATTTGAGAACAACAACAATGTGAAACTTACTTAAAAATTTGATGTAGTATATAGATTGTAGAAACATACAAACAAACAAAGAGACAAAGAGACAACAAATAAATAAACAGAGAAACAACAAATAAATAAACAGAGAACAGAAAACAAGTTCAAAGTAAAACATGCAGATTTTCGTAAAGACTCTAACTGGTAAGACCATCACCCTGGAGGTTGAGGGTGGCGATGCGATTGAGAATGTCAAGGCTAAGATTCAGGATAAGGAGGGAATCCCCCCGGATCAACAGCGTCTTATCTTTGCTGGTAAGCAACTTGAAGACGGCAGGACACTGGCCGATTACAACATCCAAAAGGAATCTACTCTTCATCTTGTCCTCCGCCTTCGGGGTGGTTCAGGGAACGGGGTAAAGCCCATGCGTCCCCAAGAACTGGAGCTGGATAAGATTCAGTATTCACCAATTCGCTCTATGGACAACGGAGGGAAGATGTCGTGGCTGAATTATGGTGAGGGAATCAATCCTATCTATCTTCAAACAAAGGAGCTTGATGTGGTGTTTGATGCCTCATATTATGGAGATGATAATACGGGTAAGTTTGGTGTCCGTGTATCATTCAATAATCTTATGGGGGATAAGAAGATGAAGGAACTTCACAAGTGTTTCAAGGATTTTGATGAGAAGATCATTACGGATGGCATGAAGAACTCCCAGAGTTGGCTTCGTCAGGCAAAGATGACACGTGATACAGCGGAAGCACTTTATACCCCTATTGTAAAGATCCCTATTGATAAGGAAACGGGTGAACCCACCGATAAGTATGCTCCATCAATGCAGTTCAAGATTGTGAAGCGCGACGGAAATGTTCTCTGTAAGTGTTTCGATGGAGACCGAAAAGAGCTGAATGTTTCGCATCCGGAGGAGGATGACTATGTAGATATTGGGAATCTCCTGAAGAAGGGTTCTAAGGTGAAGCTCGTGCTCAAGTGTGCTGGACTTTGGATCGCATCTGGTAAGTTCGGTTGTACATGGCAAGCCGAACAGATGCTCGTGAGTGTTCCACCGAAGCTCGATGATTTCGCATTCCGATCTGATGATGAAGATGATGATGGTGTTACCGGGGGTGGTGGAGAAGATAAGACTGGTGAGAAGAAGGAATCCACTCTTATTGATGATAGTAGTTCGGAGACAGATACTGAAGAGGATATGGACGAATCACAAGAGGAAACGACCCGAAGGGTTGTCAAGAGGAAGAAGGGTTCGAAGAAGGAGTAAGTAAATTAACGTGAATGTGTAATAGTAAATGTGAAAATAATAAATAAATAATAAATAAATAAATAAATAAATAAATAAATATTTTTTAATCAAATCTTATACAGACACTCAACTTATTTCTATTAAGACCTCTTAAAGCTGATTTTGATAGTTCTTGTCTATATTTTCGTCCATTTTTATTTTTTTTCCCAGTTTCTTTTGTTACTTTAAGTGATGTATTCATGTCATCTTCTATTATTTCTTTATTCATCTCTATGTAATCAATAACTCTGTTCGCTATTGCCCATTTAAAAAAGTTTAATTGTCCTATGGTAGTATTGAATAATTTCTCATTGCATACAAAATCTATCCTTTCTCTCCTACAGAATGGATCAAATCTTTTCTTAGAAAAAGCCTTCAATTGAGACTTATATGCTTGAAAAACATTTATCTGGATAACACTATCCCCACTCACATCACACGTTATTTCATTCTTTTCTTTATCTAATAAATAAATAATATTGTATTTCTTCGAATAATTTGTTACAAACCAGTCCACCAATCTCAATGAAATAGATGAAATAGATGAATTAGTATTTATGACTTTGTATAATTGATAGAAATTATATTCAGTTGCATAGAACTTTCTAAGAGATTTAAGGAGAAGATCACTCATTATAACCTTTAATGATTGGTGCTCTTTAAGTGGTTTTGATAGGTGAATCGTCAGGGTGAATTCTTATTATCATTCGCGTCGTTATCATTCGCGGCGCGATCTCCAGGTGACATATCATCTAGCGGTGACGATGGTGGTGTCGACTCAAGCCAGGGTGGCGCCGGCGGCGGTGGCGGCGGCGGTGGCGGCGGGGCGGCGGGATATCCTGGTGGTTGTTGTCCCTGTGGTTGTTGTCCATGTGGTAGTCCATGTGGTAGTTGTGACTGTAGTAGAGGAGATTCTGAAACTTTTTCTTTTATCATTTTTTTTATGGCAATTCCCACCGCTTTATCTACATCATTCCCTTCTAGCATACTCTCTAAAAACTTTAGAGACCCCCTTACACTCGTATAAATACTATCTATTTTTTTTGTAGATGTTTCGTATTCTTTTTTTACTTCTAATAATCTTCTTTTAGTTTTTTTGTATTCCTGTGTATTGGCCTGAACTTTACCCGCATAACTATATAATTTATTCCTTAGTTTAGTGACAGTTCTATTTAAAGTTACTAAATTATGTTTTGAATAATTTTCACCAATCGCTTCATCCCCAATATCTGTAAGCAATTCATTGCGTCCTTTTTTTAGTTCTTCAGTTAAACCACTACCTCGGTATTTTCTTCTAGAATATTTTTTATTATTTTTATTTTTACTATATTTCTTTTTTGTATTGTTTCTTTTTTTTGTATTGTTTCTTTTTTTATTATATCGCTTTTTTGTATCCACCCGATATTTTCTATTTTTTATCTTCTTTGTCCTATGCATTATATTATAAGAGTTTATTTTTTTTTAGGATCCAATATACACCTTGTAAAAAACTATCCGATAGATCATCTTTTTTCTTTGAATTATTAAATAGTTCTTGAAATGATTTATCTTCACAAGTTATCATGTGTTTGCAATACTCAATTGCAAGGTATTTATTCGTTTTGTAAACATTCTTCTTTTCTTTTGGATAGGGGGAATCTATCTTAGGACCACTATATGCCTTCAATTTATTACGTGCGTTTATCATCTCAATATTAGCTATATTTGAACTTTTATCACAATAACCATTTATCAAAAAATATGAATACAATAACATCTGAACACTTTTCATTGTGGGATTTTTTAACGCGGGTTGATTCTCTATAATTACATCTTGAACATCTAAAAAATTATGCTCTGTTAATCTCTTCACAATGTTATCACCAATATGAAGTATAGGATTTTTAACCTTGGGAACTCTTTTGAACTGCAGATCTTTATACTCTTTATTCTTTTTATGAGCATTACATAGTTTTTTCCCAGAATTAGTCGTAACTGAAGCACTATTATCACATTTTCTACCCCCCTTAATAATATGATCACAACAATCTTCACACGAAATATTGATTATACCCCAATCATAAATATTATATTTATCATTGGTGTATTCTAAACAACAAAAAGATAAGTTTTTAATACCAACATCAAACGAAATAAGTTTCATAGTTTATATACTATCTGTCTATTCTTAAAGTATAATTTATAAATGAATTAAAAAATATTATATTGAGTTTCCCCAATTCCACCAATAGATCCACCGGAGGAACCACCCAATAATTCTGATGTATTCGTCGACATGGGGGGAGTCAGAACTGAAGGTTTAGGGGGACTCATCTCGGGCATAATTCTCGCACCAGTTTCAGTAGGTTTCTCTTCTGTTCTTTCTTCTAAAACAGGGACAGGTGCACTCTGATATGCCGAAACAACATAGATTTGTGTTACCATATTCTGCAATAAAACATATATCACGGGTAGGAAAAGAACTAACCACGCCAGGAACTCTTTATTGTAATGGCATAATCCGTATAACACTAAACCTATTAAGAACATAAATCTAAACTCTCCCATCGAATAATAGTTATAAAGATTATCCATTTTCGCAGTATTGTATCGCTTAATGTTCAAACGAGTGTAATATATTTTGAACATACACATTAAAGTCATTACAATATATATCATGAAAGGTGAACAAGTTCTAAGATTTAATAATTCATTCACTTCTCCCGTCAAAACGTCCATTTATATTATAGAGTATATATTATTTCTTTGAACAATTCTTACATATACAATCCCCATCTATATTATTGTTCTTTTGATTGATAGGTAGTTCTATTGGAACGCACGATACACACCAAGTTGCTCTACACTCTTTTCCATGTATGATATACTTACAATCTTCTCCTATACATTTCCCCGCGATACCACAATGAAGAAATCTGTCACATCCCACACAAGATCCTACTATTTTCCCGTCATTCAAAGAAAAAGTTTGAGAACATACACCACAAGTAATCCTTTCTTTACCAATCATTTCACCTATATCTTTGACAGGTTTATCATAAACAGAGGGTCTGGTCTTCTTAACTGGCTCAGGATGAATATTGTGTCTCTTTCTGAGTCGCTTTTCTTTTTTCCTCCCCGAAAAGCAAGACATCCTTTACATATAATTATATTATAAAGAACATCTCTTTAATCAAATTTAATAATTAGGTGAATGGAACAATACAGTTTGTTCTTTCATAATTGGAAACCTGTCCCTCCGGACATTCTTCTTCTTCAGGATGAAACTTCACATTATTTTTGTAACATCCATTTCGGTCATCGTCGTCGACGGTGGCAAAACATTCTCCAGCTTGAGCGCTGGCCAAGGGGCAGCGCCCATATATATCATAACTGTTCACGCCGCAGGTTTTACATGATTGTGATTTAGAATCTCTATATTTATTAGGTGGACACCTCATACATTCTGTTTTATCTTCACTAAGGAACTCACCATTTTCGCATAGTTCACATTCTGTTCTATCATTATTAGGAATAGTCGGTGTGTATATGTGGATAGGACACTCCTTGCACGAATCACCCGGGTTTTTTTTGAAATTCGTTGGGTTTACAAGCTAAACATTTTGTTTTGTCCCGATTAGGGAAGCTCCCCCCACCCATGGGGTCATCTTCAAACATTCTGATTTATCGTCACTAAGGATCTCACCAATTTCGCATTCAACACATTTATTGCCATCATCATTAGGAACTAAAAATCTTCTTTCGCATTCACCGGCTTCATTCCAGTATGTTTCATCCCGCCCTTCGTATGCGCATTTATCATACGAAAAGGTCTCCTCGTTGGGGCACTTGAAGCAATTGCCCGCGTAATCAACCCCAGCACCGCGCGCTGCTTCCACGATTTCATCGGGTGGGCACGGCCCACAGCTCGTTCTACTCCGATCTGACCAATAGTTAGCCGGATAGCCAACTTCGGTACATGTCTGGCACGAGGTCATCGTGGACCCACCCTTCGTCCTCGGATCGATAAACGAATGGGGACCACACGGTAAACAGTTTGTTCTTTTTTCATTAGAATAACCACTTGGACAATCTGTGCATTCTTTAGAATCTTTAACTCTTATCGTTCCTTTCGGACAATAATCACAACCACTCCCCGTAGAACTAGCAGTCATACCATCTGGACAAGGTTCACATCCGTTATCCGCTGTGAAAAACTCATTATTTGGACACGATATACATGCTGTTCCTTTTTCATTAGAAATTTTACCTTCTGGACACGTGATACACATTGTTCTGTCTTCATTAGGAATTTCACCTTCTGGACAAGGAGTGCATTCTTTAGAATCTTTAACTCTTATCGTTCCATCTTCACACATAACACATAAATCTGAGCCGCCTTGTAGCAATTCAGGGCCCGGAATTTGACCATCTGGACACGAATTACATTTTGTTCTTTCTTTATTAGGAATTGTACCTTCTGGACAAGGAGTGCATACTATTTTGTTTTTATCTCTGGTTTCATCAGCAAACCACCCTTCTGGACACATAACACATTTTGTTCTGTTTCCACTAGGGATTTGACCTTCTGGACACGGGATACATCCTGTTCTTTCTTTATTAGGAATTGTATCATAAGCACACCACGTGCACAATGTTCTGTCTTCATTAGGAATTTGACCTTCTGGACACGAATTACATGTTTCAGATTCTCCAACTCTTATCGTTCCTTCTTCACACAGAACACAACCTTCTGGACTCCCTACTTTACCATCTGGACACGGGACACATTCTTTTCTTTTTTCATTATAAATTGTATTTCCTGGACACAGGTCACATTTTGTTCTTTTTTCATTAGAAATTGTACCTTCTGGACACGGGGTACATATTGTTCCTCTTTGTGAATAGTAATTGTCTTTACATCTATAACAACCTTTGGGGTCGGTATCATCTGATATATCGATACCCATACTATCAAGCAACCCCTTTGATGGATTGACATATCCCCCTGGACATTCTTTACATTCTCGTCCACCATCGAGATAATAGCCATCACCACAAATTTCCAGGGCCTCCGCAGAATCAGATGACCTTGATTTCTCCACACTTTGTTTTCTGTCATATTCTTCTTTGTTTTGTTTGCATAATTCTGTGTTAGACTGCGTAACGCCCCCAAGTTCTTTCATACAACCTTTCATATCGAACTCGTTGTCAACTCCTTCAATAATAGAATAACCATTAATCTTCTTAAATATCCCGTTCAAGAGATATCCAATAACAAATATATATAAAGCAGTTCTTAACAATCTTAAGAACTCCCAATTAATTACCATAATATATATATATAGATATTATTTAGGTAAGAGAGGTTTCTTTAACTCGGGTGTGAGAAGCATAGTTATCTTATGTTTCTTTAAATCAGCGTGATTATACATATGAGCTGTAGTCCTCCAATCAGGGAATATTCTAGTTAGATATTCACTTGATTTATTAGGAATTCTTATAGATATATTTCCATATTTACCTCTCTTTAATGGGTAAAGTTCTCCAGGATTATATCTTCTATGAACTTTGTGACCCTGTAAATAATATCCATCTTCATCAACTATAAAAATATCTATCCACAAATGATCGTCTTTTCTATGACCATACTTTACTTTGAAATATTTCCCTGAAGCCTTGTAGAGTCTCAATCCCAATTCATTAAAATCACTCTTCAAGTCTTCTAATCTAGACACATCTTTAAGATTAATCGCAATATCGATATCATCATCCCATTGTATCATACCCTTACTACGAATCGTACCCAATAAAGTTCCTCCTGTCGCCCAGTAATCTATCTTATTTTTATCAAGTGTTGAAACTGTTTTTTGTAATAAAGGATAAATCTTATTCACTGTATCTTGAGAAACTTTATTTCGTAAGATTATCTTATCTGTAATTCTATTAGAAGGGATTTTTTTGCGCGTGTTCTTACCTTTGGTCTTATCGCGTTTACCACTGTTCTTCTTCCTTATACTATTATTCTTTCTTCTACCACCAAGTTTTTTCCGATTTTTTGTTCGTTTACAATCCATGCGTATAAATAGTCTTATATTTTTTTCTATGTTCAATATTATGAAAACTGAAGGAACTAGAGCAGAAGTGATGCATGGCACAGCAATTAGAACCAGTGGAGGATTGACTAAGAAAGATCTTAAATATAATAAATCGGGGCGTATTGTATCAAAAAAGAAGAGCCAAATAGCTAAAAAAGATAAACGTTTGGAAAAGGCTGGTTACAAGACTAAGAAGGGTGAGTTTGGTTCTTTTTATGTTTCACCAACTAAAAAGCGTTCAAAAAAGAAGGGTTCTAAAAAGAAAGCTCGTTAAAGAAAAAAATCTGGATCAGTAGGAAAAGGTTCTCCTTCTACATCTAAATACCGTATCCTATCAAAATATGGTCTATCGGTATATCCTGTATACTGTCTGAATATATCAGTTTTTATCATATCTGTCATATTCTTTCCATAGTCTTTTAAACATAAAAGAGTATAATCTTCATAACCTTCAATTGAATATAAAAATAATATCAATAGAGGAAGTAATAATAAAATACTTTGCGATTTCATATAATTATATTAATATATATTATATGACCAAATCTTTTAGCATGCGTAAAAAACGTACTAAGAAATCTAGAACAATGAAAAAGAATAGAACAATGAAAAAGAATAGAACAATGAGAAGGAATAGAACAATGAAAAGGAATACTTTTAAGAGAAATATTTCAAAGAGAAGAAAATTAAAAAAAATGGGAGGTAAACCGACAAGTAAAGAAATGGCTCGGCCACCGACGTCAGAAACCTTGAAAGAAATGGAAGAAATCTTGAAAGGAATGAAACGCGGTGTTTGGGGACGGAAATCTTTGAATTGTATTCT